TCATTTTTCGCCCTTTGAATTCATTGCTTTTTTCGGTTTCAATCCCTCACCGGATCCAAGGTGAGGGGCTTGTCCGGCCATGATTTGTTCCGCAACGATCCGGCTGCCCTCGATCCCGAGGCGATCCCGGTTGATGCTGCGGGTGTAGATTTCGGCCGTTGCCAGATTGGTCCAACCATATTGCGCCATCAGGTGATGGCTGCCCGCGCCGCCCTCGGCGGCAAGCGTGGCGCTGAGCTTGCGCAGGCCATGGGCCGACTTCTCAACGCCGGCTTCACGGCACCGTTCCGCAAACCAGTTTCCGAATCCTTCCTTCACGAACGGCTTGCCATGGCTCGTTTCGATAAAGTGAAGACCGGTGCGGGGCGTGGCGTTGATCATGTCCATGAGCGGGCCGGGGATCTCGACCGTGATTTTCGCTCCGGTCTTGGCGGTTTGCAGCGACAGGACGTTTCCGCGCATGTGCTGGCGGCCGGCCAGCACCACGTCGGATCGCCGCAGTCCGATCAGCAGCATGAGTTCCATGGCCAGGCGGGGCATGGTGCCAACCGGATGCCTATCGCGGAATGCTGAGACGTCTTCCATAGTCCAGGGCTTGTGGCCCGGCGTCTTCCACTTCGGCCTCTCGACACCTGTGCACGGATTCTCTGCGACCAGGCCCATTCGCAGCGCCCAGGAAAACAGGCCAGACATGGTCTTGAGGAAGTTGACGGCCGCCGCCGGCGTCTCGTGACGGCGATCCATCCCGGCCTGGATGGTCTGCTTGGTGATCTTGTGCAGGCTCGACTTCCCGGCACTCTTGAGAACATGGGCCATGATCAGCGATTGCTGCTTGCGCGTGGCCGGGCTGTATGCACGCCAGCGTACACACTCCCGGGTGTAGGCATCCCAAAGCCATTGCAGGGTGCCTCGAGCGGGTGCAGCGACCTCCAGCGGCTTGCCAAGCAGCGCCGCCTCATAGGCTGCTTTGAAGTCGGGGTGGGTTGGCGCAGGCAATCGGATACGCTTGCCCTTCCCCCGACGGAAATAGAACACCACGGCGCCGTGTCGCGTGGTCTGTCGGGTCACATGCAGGGGCAGCTTTCTGGGCATGTCTCCAATCATAGGACAGGCTCCGGCTCGTCAATTGGCCGCTGGTCCTGTGGAGCCTCTGTGTGGATATTGGGGATAATCCGGATTTTGATGTTGCCCGCCTCGATCTCGATGGCGCAGCCGTGCCGGTTTGCTACTTTCGCAGCGCGGGACAGGTCGGCTTGGGAGACGAGAGCGGGTGTCGTCATTCGGGGTTCACCTTTCGGATCGCGCCGCCGGTGACCACGTCGAAGAAACCCCTTGTGTCCCGCCTCAGCGTAAGCGTGACCAGGCCATCCTTGGGGACGTTCACCCGCGAATTGAGGTGCAGCGTCTTGACTTGGAACTGTGTCACAGCGCGCTCCCGCCCTTGGTAAAGGGTAACCAGGCCGCAGTTGTTCTGTACCCAGTCGACCAGCGAATCGCTGCGGATCTGGCGCTTGGCGGCTTCGCGCAGGCATGTGGCGTAGCGGTAGACCGAGCTCCGGTTGTCGACGCCGTCAAGCACAAACCGGCAGACAGTGACCGGAATGTCCGACCCGAGTTCCACGTAACGCCGGCCCTTGCCGTTGTTACATTGGTTCCGAATATTCACCGAGACGGCGATTTCTTCGCGCAACTGGTCTTTGAGCCCGTCGCGCTCCACCAGTTCGCAGATGGCCAGACAATCGGCGAGCAGCCGGTAGAGCTCGGAGTCCTTTCGCCGAGCTGGAACGCCCGACCGAAGGGCAAGATCGCGCGCCGCATGCAGTTTGTCGGCGAGGCTGCTCACTGGCTCACCTCCGGCATGGCGTTGTGCTCGATGCCGTCGAGGAGGCGGCCGGCGGTTTGGGTTCCGATGTTCTGGAATGCAAAGTGTTCGAGCTCATCTGAGATCGCCCACAAACCATCATCCCATTTTGGATCCTGATCCATGTCATCCGGAAATAAGGCGTGGTGATCCTCGCTGCGCCCGTTCTGCGCTCGCCAGCAGGGGCCGTGTTCGGGTTCCCATGGCAACCAGTTGCCCCATTGCTTGAAAAAGAACGGCACGCCCGCTTCCTTGCACTGGTCGCGGATCGCGCGGGCCCAGTCCGGATGCATGGGCCTGGCACCGGAGCCGGATTCGCCGCCGACGATGACCCAGTCGAGACACTCGCGGCCAACGTGGTTGTTCTTCCAGATCGCGCTGATGCCGTGAATGCCCTGCGCTCTGAGCGTCCCAAGATGATCGATATTTTTCAGATCCACCGGCCCCAGCAGCGGCTCGGCGCTGATGAACCGGATCGCGGCCGGTGTGGCCAGAAGATCGGGGATGCGCTCATCGGCGCGGGTCTGGTCCTCGACGCTGACACCGAGCCATACATTGGGGAGGGGCCACGTCCTGAGATCGAGTGCTGGCGTGTTGTGGCGGCCTGTGGCGGCGATAAGGGCGGCATAGTCCATGGCAGGATGATGGCCGTTCGGGTTTCTGCGATCCATGTACTCCCGCATCCGGGCCGAGCGCTTGGTCAGGATCTGGTAGGTGTGCCTGGCAAGAGGCGTGGAGCGGCTTTGCCGCGACGGGGACTGGAAAGCAGTGAGCGCCATAACGGCAAAGACGCGGTCGATCACCTGGTCGGGCACGTTCTCGTGAAACAGGTCGGATGTGGAATTGACGAACCACATGGCCGGAGCTTTGATGCGCAGCGGTTCGAGGAACTTTGCGTCGCCGGCGATACCGATCTTGCCGGTCCAGACATGGCCCGCCTTCGAGGGCTCCACCGTTCCGTGATACTGCGGCGTGGCGGGATTTGCGGCCAGCCTGGGCGCAACGCGGCGCATGGCGTAGCAGTTGGTGCAACCGGGCGAGACCACGGAGCAGCCGGCAATCGGATTCCATGTCCGCTCGGTCCACTGGATCTTGGTTTCAGCCATCTCTCAAACCCTCATCGGCATCAGCACGAATGTCATGTCGATCTCGTCATCGTCGGCGTGCACCGGGGCGAAGCGGGCGGGGTCTCCGCCGGTGGCGAGCGCCATGGTGGCGGCACCCGGAATGTGAGCCAGCATCTCGGCCAGGTATTTAGCGTTGAAGCCGATCGTCACGTCCTCGCCATCGTCCGACGTCACATCCACGGCGTCCTGGCCTTCGCCGGCATCCGGGTTGCTGACCAGGAGCTCGACGGCATCCCGCCCCCAGACCATCTTCACCGCGCGCCCGCGTTCGCTCGAGACGATCGAGACGCGCTCGGTGGCGCTCAAGAGGGCGGCCACGTCGAAGCGCCAGCGGTTCGGGTTGTCCTGCGGGATCACCCGCACATAATCGGGATAGGTGCCGTCGATCAGTTTGGAGCCGATGGAGACCGCGCCAAGTTCGAAGCCGATCCGGTTCTCGCTCACGCTCACCGAGAGGGCGGCTTGTTTGTCCGCAGCTTTCAGCGCGCTCGCCAGCAGGCCCACGGTCTTGCGCGGAATGATCACGCCCGGCATGTCGGCCCAGAAGCTGGATTGGCCGCCGCTGGCAGACCAGATGGCCCGGGCCAACCGGTGGCCGTCGGTCGCCACCGTGATCAGCTGATTACCCGCAGCATGCAAATAAACGCCGTTGAGGTAGTAGCGCGTCTCCTCGGTGGAAATCGCAAAGGCGACTGCGGAGAGCATGGCTGCGAACTTGCCGGCCGGGATCTCGAAGCGCGCCGCCGGCGGTTCCTTCTCCACTAGCCGCGGCCAGTCCTCGCCGGGCAGAGTGGCGAGCGCAAAGCGCGACCGGCCACAGGTGAGCGCCATCTGGCCGGAAGCTGCGGTCTTCAGCGTCACCTCGGCCTTCGGCGGCAGCTTGCGCAGAATGTCGTTCAACAGGGCGGCCGGAAGGGTGATGCCCGCCTCGGGCATCGCTGTCATTTCGACGGCAGTCTCGACCGATGTCATAACGTCGAGGTCGGTGCCCGAAAGCCGCAGCGTGCCGCTGTCGGCTTCGTCGAGCAGCAAGTTGGCCAGCACGGGAATCGTGTTCTTGCGCTCCACCGGGGCAAGCGCGGTCTCGACGGCCGAAAGCAAGGTCTCGCGCAGGGTTGTGAGGGCGAATGTATCAGCCATTGCCATATCCTTGTGGAGTTGGGGCCCGCGCGCGGCTTGGGAGATCGCGCGCGGGATGAGGCGGTGTCAGGCGGGCTCGGGCTTGCCGATAAAGCCGGGGAGGGTTGTGGCCTCCATGGCGTCTTCGTAGTCTTCGAGCACACGCTCCGTCACCGCCACGTCGGGCCGGTAGATCTGATAGAACCAGACCGTCGAGCCCTCGCGGATGCGGTAGCGCAGCCGCACCGGAACGCGCTGGGCTTCGCCCATGTGGAACAGCGGGATTTGCAGCATGAACAGGCCCGGCACCTTCAGGCTCTTGCCATCCGCGCCCTGGTGCGCCTCGTCCCAGGCAATCTGGCCCTCGCCGGTTTGCAGCACGACACTCGACACCGCCTTCGACGCCACATGCACGGCCAGCCCGCGCGACAAAGCCACCAACTCCGAAGGCGTGGCGATCTTGGTGGCGAACTTCGCCTCGTAATCGGTCACCTCCATCACTTCCGGCGAGGACAGGTCGGCAATGTTGTCTTCGATGAACTGGGCGAAGTCCGACTGGTTCATCGGCTTGCCGTTCATCGCCACCCATGTCTTCCACTGCTCGGACAGCGGAAAGGCATAGTGGATGCGATGCTTGAGCCATTGCGCATCTGTGCCTTCGGCCTTGTGATAGTCGACCACGGTGGTCAACGCCGGGGCCTTCCAGTCGGTGTTGGCGAAAATCGCGCTGTCGGCGGTCTTGTGTCGGTTGGTCAGGTCGATGAATGACCCCAGCGCGTCCACCTGCGCTGTGCCGGTCTTGCGTTCCGGGAGCAGCCGCCATTCCTCGGCCAGGCGCTTCAGGCTGCTGAACTCGGGCGTCTCGCCATGCAGCTTGGCGATCGGCACCTGCTTGGGCAGGCCTTTGACGTCAAGATTGAGTTCAGTGATTTCGAGGCCAGCGGCTTCGCGCGCCAGCTTTGCGATCGCTTCGATGTGGTCGGTCTGGTTCGCCGGTTCGCCGGCGAGAGGGTCGGTCTTGGCCATTGGTGTGGTCCTTCAGTGGGTGAGGGGTTAAACGGCAGGCTCGGCGGTTCGCGCCTTGGTGTCGCGCGGGCCGGTGAACATGTCGGTCTGCTGGGGATGCTCGGTCGAGAGCGTGCCTTCTTCGGTGATCCAGTAGAAGGTGCGGGCGCGGGGGCGCTTGGGCGTCTTCGACTTGATCTCGGAGGAAATCGTGACTGCGCCATTCTCGGCCGACAGGATGATCTTGAGATCGACTTCGCCCTTGAACGACTTCTTCACGTCCTCGGTCGACATGGTGTGCAGCTCGCGCAGCACGGTGGAAAGCTCGTGGCTGAGCGAGCGGTTGAGCTCCCCGCCCTCCAGCGCGCCGAGCAGGATTGAGGCTTCACGGATCTGCATTGGATGGTTCCTTTCCGGGTTAGATTTCCACGCCAAGTGCGCGGAGCTTTTCGTCTGCCTCGGCGATCTGGGAGGTGAGCGCTTCACGCAGGCTTTCGTCGACCAGACGCTGCAGTGAAGGCGGCATACCGATTTCGATGGAATCGGTGCCAATGCCGAGCACAAGGCGTGGGTTTGTTTTGTTCATGCGCTCAAGGATGGCCGTGTTGCGTTCGCGCCCGGCGGCCAGCTCGCGGATTGCGTCGAGGTTCTCAAGCTTCATGACCGGGCCTCCGCTGCGAGCTTCGCCAGCAGCCGCTCGGTCTTCTTCAGCGTGCTGAAAGCGCCGCGCGGGCGCTTGCGTTTGCCCGAGTAGCGCATCGAGTCGTAGTGCTTCGGCCTGTGCGTGTGGCGGGCAAACCGGCGCTCGTGCTTCTTCTCGCTCATGCTGTGGGCCGGCGCGCCGAGCGGCACGACGGCGGCAAGCCGGGCGATGGCGGAGCCGAGGCCGAGGATTCGGCGGAGACCTTGTGGTCGGTGCATGGTCAGTCCTTTCCGATGAGCGCCACATGGGCGGCGTGACATGAGCGTTGGTCTTGAAGCAGGTCGTCGCCGATGAACCGCTTGGCGCAGGCGATGAACCGCTCCTCGGCCTTCATCGCCGCCCAGGGCTTGATGCCGCCCCTGAGCTTGAGCGGGGCGACGTGGGAAACGGGAATCGCCTGGGCGCGCGCCGCCGGGCCGAACAGCGCCAGCATCTCGGCATTGCACATGCGGCGGTCGTAATCGTCGATCAGGCCCTGCTGCGCCACGCTGGGCAGCCCGATCCCGGCGGCCAGCCATCCGGCTTCGCGCCATTTCTGTTTGATCCAGTTCCAGTGCCAGTGAATGGCGCTTCCTCGTCCGGGCCCTCCAGCCTGTTCTGTGTGTTCCACCAGCAGCCGCTGCGCCGGCGTCGGCTTGTCGCCGAGCAGCGCTTCCTCGCCGTCATGCAGCAGGAAGAAGGCCGCCAGCCGGTCGTCGCCGGTCTCGTTGAACACGGCTTCTGCCCCCATCACCGAGTGTTGCGCCACCGAATAGGCCACGCCAGGATTGGAGCCGTTGAAGCGGGCGATCTTCGACAGCGCATTGGCCATAGCGAAGAAATCGATTTCCGCCGGGTCGGGTGCTGCCAGATCGCGCACCGTGCCATCGGGACGAAACGACCAGACCGGTTCCGGGGCGAGGCGGGAGAGCTTGCTCATGCCGCATCCCCTTGTGCCTGCGCCGTAGCCGCTTCCGGGTTCTGGCTTGCGAGATAAAGTTCGATAGCGTGCGCGGAGTATCCCTTCCGCGTGATGTCGGCCATGTCGGCATAGCCACGTTGCGATCGTGCCTCGTCGATGCGGTGGCGCATGTCGCCCTGCATTGCCGCCCAGAGCCGGGGCGATATCTCGGTGAAGCGCGCCATCATGGCGGCCAGATGGCTGGCGTCCTCGCGGGCGGCTCGCTGTGCGGCATCGGAGCCCTCGGCCAGCGCATCAGCAAACAGCCGCGCATTGGCCTCGTCGCTCGGACCGGGGATGAAAATGCGGGTGAGGTCGGTCATGATGTGGCCTCGCGCGGCGCACCACTCGCTTCGCTCGCTGCCGCTCCGGCGGGGCGGCAAACGGTTGCCGGCGTCCGGTCGGACGCTGGGGAAAGAGTCATCACGGTCAGTGCATGGAGTTGAAGGAGCGGATGCAGCATGTTCATGCTCACGCCCCCATGCCAATCGCGACGAGGCCCGCCGCGATGAAAAACAGGATCAGCGCTGCGAGTGCCGCCAGCGCTGGAGCATCGGTACCGCGGGCCGCCTTGGCGCGCTCCTCGGTCAGCCGGGTGCCGTCGATGACGGTGAGGGTGGAGGGTGAAGCTGTCGCCTTTTTCTTGACACACGTTTTTGGCGCGTCAGAATAAGACGTTGCAACCGGGAGACTGATGGAATGATACGGATGATGATCGTCGCTGCGGCCTTGTCCATTGCAGCCAGCGGGGCGCTTGCGCAGGAAAAAATACTCGGCCAGCCTGGTGAAGGCATTGTCCTTGTATGGAGAGACAGCGACGCGCATAGCGAGGGGGTCAATCTTATTGTGGCCGGCGTCCACAAAACCAACCCTTCGCTGGTCATGCAGCTCTTGGCTTGTATTGCTCAGCCTGGTGACAGGGCTGTCGTTACAGACGGCGGCTTCTTCTCCAGCACTATCCTGATAACCAGCGGCAAGCAGACCGGGTGCCGCGGCGTAATCACAAACGAGGACTTCCGGCGATAGGTGTTTGATTGGACACTCCCGAGTGGCGACGTCCTGCCCGTCCCTGTTCAGGAAAAAGATGAAACTCATGCCACCCTCCGCACGCTCTGGCGGCGGGCGCGGGCGATGGCCTCGGCCGACAGGCGCTTGACCGTGGGCAAGGTCCAGCCGCGCTGCACCAGGGTTTCGGTGCTGACATTCTCACCGGCAAAGGCCATCTCGCGCATGTCGCTGGCCATGCGGTCAACGAGCGAGGTGTGGCAGGGTGTTGCGGATGGTCGGGGTGATGTGACTTGATAGCGGAACATCGGTGTCTCCGGAGAAAAAGGCGAGGCGCATTCGCGCGCCCGGCCAGGTGGGGAGGTCTCAAAGCCACTGGGGGGTGACCGCCAAAACATGGCGTAAATCGCTATATTATGTCAACCCAAAAAATGGCGATAATCGCCATATTATTAAATGAGCGCTTTGGTAGCGTGTTTGGACGGCGCAATCAGGGGTGGGCGGGTCATGATCAAGTTGCTGGTGAAAGGTTCTGCCAAGGAGCCCTACAAGATCACTGCCGAGGGGAGTGGCGATGCCTTTCGGATCTTCTGTAACTGTCCAGCAGGCAGGAAGGGTGGCAAGTTCTGCAAGCACGCAGCTGCCATACTTATGGGTGATGTGACCAACCTTATGTCGCCGGCAGGGGACGTGGAGGCGGTAAAGGTGATGGCTGAGGGGAGTCCTCTTCTTGGGGCGGCGCTCAATCATGTTCCCGCCAAACCCAAATCAGCGCACGCTTACGGATATGCTGGCCTTGCGGACCTGTTTCAGGACATAGAGAAGGATCTGGAAGAACGCGGCTGGATTCCAAAGCTAGTGGAGCCGGATTCGGACGGCGATGAAGCGTTAGAGCTTTACGAACTTATCAAAAGCGGAAAGCGACCTTACAAGTGGCCAAGCGTTGTGCTGTATCGCGAGAACTCCGAGTATGATTACATAGCTCAAGAAGATGGATCGACGCTGGTGGTAAAGGGGCATCCTCGGTCTCGGCCTTGGGGTCTTAGAACCAAGGACAAGACCAATACTTGGGGCAGCTTAGATCGTGCCTTGCCGGCGTTTTTCGAAGTTGCTCGAATGCCGGCTTACTCTGGGCGAAATGAATAAAGCACGCGCCCGACAATCCGGACCGTATCACCATCGTCGCCGTTTAGCTCTATTGGTTGTTGGTGGCGCGGGTCAGTAGACTCTGGCATGAGCCAAAGCTTGTTGGTGTCATCGAGAAACAGGGTCTTGACTGTGTCCTCGCGAAGGCCATCTGCTCTTTCCCTCTGAACAATGTATCGCTTACCCGGTTTGATTGTCTCCTGGCTCTCGATGAGTGGGGTGAAAATCAGGATGGTGCCCTCGGGGTAAACCTTGTTCATAGACGAACCCCGGGTCTCCGCCCCGTAGAGGTTTACACCTTCCAATTCGCGTGACGCGGGGATGGCCACTTCATACCAATCATCTTCTTGCCATTCGTAGGACTCCGCCCATACTCCGGCCTCCACGTGCGCCCGAACGCGAACCTTGATTGTCTTGCTATCATCGGAAATCAAGTCCTTCGGGTCCACTCCGAGGATATCAGCTATGTCCTTCATTTTGGCGTAGGTGAGATTGACCTTGCCGTTCTCCAGACGATTATAATTGGTCAAGTCAATGCCCAGCTTGGCGGCAATCTCTGCCTGCGTTAGCCCAGACGCTTTCCGAATCTTCTTTAATCTCAGCATGTTATCAATATAGCGTTTTTCGCCATCCCTAAATATGGCGATAAGCGCCAAATGTCGCTTGACAGTAATATGGCGAATAACGCTATATTACGCCTATGAGATTGAATGAGTGGCGAATTGCGTCGGAAAAGACGCTTGGTGAATGTGCGGTGCTTCTCGGCTTGAGCGGTGCCCGGACATACCACCGCTATGAGACCGGCGAAAACCGAGTTGATGCGGATTTGGTCGATGTCATCATACGGGTGACCAACGGAGCGGTGACCGCCGCTGACATGCATGCCACGCGTCTTGACTGGCTCAAGGCCAACCGCCCCGAAAAATTCGCGGGCCTTGCTCCGGAGGCCGCCGAATGAAGGCCTCCCGAAACAAACACTGCAGGATGGAGAAGAGGTCATCTCACGTGGCTCATAACCACGGGATCCCCGGTTCGAATCCGGGTCCTGCAACCAGACACCCAGGAGGCCGCTGAATGACCCGGTCGCTCTTCCGCCGTCTTGACGATGCGCTTTGCGCCTTTGCCACCGGCCACAGCCGGCGCGATCTTGATCGGACGCGGCGGCGGCAGGTGGCGCTGCATGGGCTGCGCTGCTCCCGGGGCCTGATCCACTATGCCGATCTACTCGACGAGCCCTGGCGGGAAGACGGTCTGCCAAGCGGGATGGGCAAATGGGACCGTTCACGGGCGAAGACGGCGAAGCGCCTTGCGCGCCGCCTGGTCCAGGGATCCTGCCGCGCTTCCGAAGCCGCGCTGCGCCAGATTGTTCATATCCAGCCCGAGGGCCGCAGTGTGCGGGCCCGCGACCGCATTCAGAGCTGTGCGGACCGGGAACTCTCGGACGATCTGCTTGATATTGTCGACCGCGCGGTCACAGGCCGCGAAATCGAAACGGCCGAACGCAACGGCCATTTCTACCAGGGCTTCCTTCAGAAGAAGGCATTCGACCTCCTTCACGACAAGCTGCTCGGCCGGCGATGGTATCGGCATCGGATGCATCCTTTCCTGTTTTACGGGCTGCAGCTCTTCATGCCGCTGCGCGCTCCGCCGTAACTGGCCTGATCAAACCATCTGAATGGCTTTCCCACTACGGGAAAGTGAACCGGGTTTTCCCGGAACGGGAAAGGATTGCCCAATGCTCAAGAATGCCTGGTTTTACCGCATCAAGGCGGCGCAGCGCGATCTGATCAATCTGTCGGGCGGCATCGAGCGCGTGGCCGAGATCACCTCGATCTCGAAAAGCCATGTCGGCCGCTGGAACAACGCCCAGGACACCGACCTGATGCCGATCAACGCGGTGCTGATGCTGGAAGAGAATTGCGGCGTGGCGCTGATCACCAGCGTGATGGCGGAGCTCAATGGCCGCAGGCTTTCGGATGAAACCGAGCACGGCCAGCGCAATGCCGATGTGCTGTCGGCCTATGCCGAAACGGTGCGCCATGCGGGCGAGGTGATGAGCGCCGGTGCGTTGGCGCTGGCCGACGGCACGGTGACGCCGGCAGAAGCTCTCAATGTCGACCGCGCGGTCTCGGTGCTCGAGCGCGGCCTCTCCGAGTTGCGCCAGACGCTTGCCCATGTGCGGGCGGGCGATCTGAAGGTCGTGGCCGGGGAGGGCAGGTGATGTCTCTCACGGATAGACCAGTTTGTTGCGGACGGGACCGAGACCCCTTGTCGGCAGCAAGGGGCGGCGGAGGGCGAGCTGTCGCGCTTCTCCGCCGCCAGCTCGGCTGGCCCCATGCATTTCCGGGCGCTGCCGTGCCCTCGTTCCACACAGCCGGTCGCCGCCTTCCGCTTGCCGATGTCGCCGCCATGGACGCGGTCGAGGGCAGGGCAGTATTCGAGCGAGCATCAGCCACGAGGTTTGCATCTGTAACTGCGGGCGAGGGGCGATGATCGACGACGAAAAGCCCACAGGCCTGCATTGCCCCGGTTGTGGAAAGCGCATGTTCAAGACCGTTGACAGCCGCCCGGCCCATGGCGGTCAGCGCCGGCGGCGGGTGTGCGTCTCCTGCGGCTTCAAGGTCATCACGCTCGAAACCATCATCAAAACTGCGCAGCCCGGCCCGGGACGCCTCAAGAAAGAGGTGGTGCGATGAGCGCGCTTCCTCCTGGTCCGTTCAATGTCATCTATGCCGATCCGCCCTGGCGGTTCGAATCCTGGTCCCTCCGCGGCGAGGACCGCAGCGCCACACAGCATTATGAGTGCATGGACCTCGCCGCCATTGCTGCTTTGCCGGTGGCTGATATCGCGGCAAAGGACGCGGCGCTGTTTCTCTGGGTGATCCAGCCCATGCTGCCCGAGGCGCTGGAGCTGATTGAGGGCTGGGGCTTTACCTACAAGACGGTGGCTTTCGGCTGGGTGAAGATCAAGGGTGAACCTCGACAGCAATTCCTGTTTGCCGATTCAGGCTCGGTCCGCAAGGGCATGGGCTACCACACGCGCGCCGGCATGGAGCAATGCTGGCTGGCCACGCGGGGCCGCGGCTACGAGCGGCTGACGAAAGGCGAGGCGCAGGTTCATCTCGAAGGTGTGCGCGAACACTCCCGCAAGCCTGACCACTTTGCTGACGCCATCACCCGGCTGACCGGTGATGTGCCGAGGCTCGAAATGTTCGCCCGCACCACACGGCCGGGTTGGAGTGTCTGGGGCAATCAGGTCGACAAGTTCGGGGAGGTGGCGTGATGCCGAAGCTCAGCACAATGGCGCAATTGATCCTCGCCACGCACTTCGCTTGGGGCGACGACGCCACGCTGACCATGGGTAACGAGGTGAGCCGGATGACGGCGCTCAGCCGCAAAGCCATGTCCGAATTGATCATGGCTGGAATCATCCTCGCGTCAAAGGCCGACGATGGGCGGGCAGAAAGCATCACTTATCGCCTGACGGAAAAGGGCAAGAAACTTGATCGCCGAAAGTCGTCCGAATGGATGGCGAAGCACGGCCAAGTCCCGTTCGCAGAAAAGATCAAGCCATGAGCCCCCGCCTCACCATCATCACCAATCACCCGCGTCGCGCGGTTCTCGCCGTCCTCGGTGTCGAGGCTGCGCCGACCTGGTGCCGGGTGATGACCCGCATCGACGAGGTGCGATTGCTGCCATCCGGCGCGAAGGTGATCGGATCGTGGTTCGAGCCACGCAAGTTCCGCTCGGCGCTTGAGTGGGCCTTCATCGAGCGGCGGGGGCTGGGCGATCTCGTCGGGTTATCGGCCGAGGATCTCGACAAACTGGCCGAATGGGCAGCGCGGAACCACGCACAGTCCGGGCTTGATTCAAGCCTCGCAGCCGCCGTGGGCGGCATGGTGATCAGTGAACGGAGGATCTCATGAGCGTGCGACTGATAACCGGCAAGCCCGCGCGCGGCTTTCCATTCCAGGTCAAGCAGCATGCCATCGTGCTGCTCTGGCAGTTTGGCTACACCCATGAACAGATTGCCGCTGCTGTCGATCTTCATGAATCCAACATCGCTCGCGTGCTCGATCTGGTGCGGCGCCACACGGGAGCCTTGCGGCCCGTTGATGCCCACGGAACGGGCCCGGAGGTGGTGCGATGAACGGCTGCGGAAGCTCATGGTTCATCGGGCCGTTTCCGCATATTCCGGCGCGGTTGCCTGCCGGATATTTCGGCGATCCCGCGTCCATTGCGCCGAATTTCGAGGGTATGGAGCCTGCCGAGCGCAAGGCAGCGGTCAATCTGATGCTGGAAGCCGGCGAGGGGCTGGAAGACATTGCGAAGGCGTTGGCCATGGATGTGGGCAGCATCGAAGCAATCCGGGACATGCGCTGTCGGCCGATCGCGCCGCGTGGCGAGCCAGATGAGACCAAGCGAAAGCCGGGGTCTGACCTGCTGAGGCGTCCAGTGCCGAAGAAGGCGGTAGAGCGGGCGCTCGATGAGGCGTTGCTGGCGGTCGATGCGCTGAGGGCGAAAGCCGGTAGTGGTCGCGAGCACCCGTTCGACATGACATTCGACGTGCTCTGCCAGGCCTGTGGCTTCGGTCTTGAAACGGCCCGAAGGCGCTTTCGCGAGCTCGAAAGCCGTAAATGGGTGCGCCGCAAGCTCCGCCCGGGATTGCCGCCACAGGTGACGATCACACTCGCAGGGCGATGCCGACTCGATGCGCTTGCCGAGGCTGGGCGGAGGGGAAAGCCATGATGGCCCGGATCACCCCTGCGCAGCGCCCGCTCTACATCATCGCGCCCTCGCTGTGGCACTGTCACCAGGCGGCAGTCGCGCACGGCCTGCGGCCGGACAGGCTGGAGAATATGCGCTGCATCACTTCCGCCTATCAGCTGCGCGGCACACGCCCCGGCACGCCCTTCATCACCCACGCCCGAGAGAGCTGGGTGCGCGCGGAGCCCCACATCTACGATCTCGACCAGGCCATCGATGCGCTTGTCCGCATCGGCCGCCTGCGCGTGGCCGGGGCCGATGATCTGTCGGCGGTGGCCGGAGAAAATGCGGAGGCTGCGGAATGACCCGTCCTATCATCATCGACTGTTTTGCTGGCGGCGGCGGGGCTTCCACAGGCATCGAAATGGCGCTCGGGCGGTCGCCGGACTATGCGATCAACCATGATCCGGTCGCAGTCGCCATGCATGCGGTCAACCATCCCGACTCGGTGCACCTCTGCCAGAATGTCTACCAGGTCGATCCGCTCGACCACTTTGCGCGGGCCCATATCGGGTTTGCCTGGTTCTCGCCGGACTGCAAGCATTTCTCGAAGGCCAAGGGCGGCGCGCCTGTGCAGCGGAACATCCGCGATCTGGCGTGGATCATTCCGGGCTGGATCGAGCGCATCCAGAAGTCCGGCGGCCGCGTCGACGTGGTAGCGATCGAGAATGTCGAGGAATTCCAGACCTGGGGGCCGCTTTTGGTCACCGACAAGGGGCTGGTGCCGGATCCCGAGCGCAAGGGGGAGACCTTCCAGAAATGGTGCAGGAAGCTTCGGCAGCTGGGCGGCAAGATCGATATTCGGGAGCTTCGGGCGTGTGACTATGGCGCGCCGACGATCCGCAAGCGGGTGTTTATCCTTATCCGGTTCGATGGCCGTAAGATCGTCTGGCCGGAGCCGACTCATGGCAGCCCGGACAGCGAGGCAGTGATCAGCGGCAAGCTCAAACCGTGGCTCACGGCGGGCCGCGACGTGATCGACTGGTCGATCGTCTGTCCATCGATCTTCGACAGCAAGGCGGAGATCCTGCTCAAGCACAATCTGCGCGCGGTGCGGCCGCTCGCCGACAACACACAGGCCCGGGTGGCGCGCGGCATCAAGCGCTATGTGCTTGATGCCGCAAGGCCGTTCCTGGTGAACCTGACCCACGGGGCCAGGCTGGAAGATGCCAGTGAGCCCATGCGGACCGTGGCAGGGGCGAACCGTGGCGAAAAGGCGGTGGTAGCTCCGTCACTTGCCGCATACTACGGCCAGGGAAATGGCGGAGAGGATCGCAGCGCCGATCCATGCGACCCGCTTAAGACCGTGGTGACCGAGAATCGGCATGCAGTTGTCGCGCCATCGCTCACCCGGTTCAACTCCGGCGCCACGGGTGCGGCGATGGATGAGCCGGTACCGACGGTGACCGCGAACAGCTTCCACAAGCGCCCCGGCGGTGCCGCGCCGCTCGGGGTTATTTCGCCGCACCTTATGACCATGCGCAACGCTGGCAAGCCGTTCCAGGGCGCGGATGAACCCGCGCACACCGTGACTGCTGGCGGGGCGGGGCAGACATGCGTCGCGGCATCGTTGGCCCAGACGGGATATGGCGAGCGGCAAGAGGCGCGGAACGAAGCGACCGGGAAGACGATCAAGGCGCAGGCACCAAGGGCGCTCGATCCCGACGCGCCGCTCGGCACGGTGGTTGCGGGTGGCGTCAAGCACGCCCCGGTCGCGGCGTTCATGGCGCAACACAACAACGACAGCCGACGCATTGGTGGTGTCAATCCAGGCCGGAGCGCGGATGAGCCGTCGTCGACTGTCACGGCTTCCGGCGCGCAGCAGGGCGTGGTTGCTGCACACATGCTTTCGATGAAGGGCAGCGGCAGGCGCGCGAGCGGAGCCGTCGAACCGGCGCGGGTGGCCTGCACCGGAGGAGGGCAATCGGGTCTCGTGGCTGGCGCGCTGACCAAATATTACGGCACTGGCGACGGACAGGAACCATCGGACCCTCTCCACACAGTGACAACAAAGGACCACTTCTGTCTTTCTCAGGCGGCCTTGTGCGCGCCGCCCTTCGGGCCGGAACATCATGCCCGTGCCCGCGAGGTGGCGGCGTTCCTGCGCGCGCACGGCTTCTGGGATGAGCGGGAATTCGTGACGCTGGAAATCGAGGGTGTGACGCTGGTGATGGTCGACATCGGCATGCGGATGCTCACGCCGCGCGAGCTGTTCAACGCGCAAGGCTTTCCGTCCGATTACGAGATCGACAGGGACGGCGAAGGCAACCTGTTTTCGAAATCCGACCAGGTGGGCCGCGCCGGCAACAGCGTATGCCCTCCGCTGGCCGAAGCCATCACACGGTCCAATGTGCCGCACCTTTTCCAGCTGCAGGAGGCGGCGGAATGAGCGAGATTCTCGAGCTTTTCGTCGCCCGTGCCCGCGAGGTGTCCATTGCGGAGGCAGCGCCCCGCCTTGGGATCGCGCTCAAGGGCCGGGCAGCGGAGCAGGCTATGCCGTGCCCGCGCTGCGGCGGCAAGGATCGCTTTGCGCTCAACACGGCCAAGAACAAGTGGAACTGCCGGGGCGGCGCCATCGGTGGCAACGATGCGATCGGCATGGCCGCGCATCTGCATGGACTTGAAGTGAGCCGCCGCGGCGAGTTTCTCGAAGCCTGCGGCGCGGTGTTGGGCGAGGCGGTGCCCGACGGGGCCGAACGGCTGACCGATGAACGACGCGCCGAGATCGAGGCCGAAGCGCAGAAGCTCAAGGCACGGGCCGAGACCGAGGCAGCGGAGCGCCAGAAGCAGGCCGGCGATTTCCGCGAGAAAGAACTGGCGAAATGCCGGGGCATCTATGAGGCGGCCGATGCGTCATCGCGTAAAGCGGCGTTTCACTATCTTCGCCTCCGCTCGGGCCTGTCGATCGAGGCCGGGGCCCATTGCTGCAAGGCGATAAGGTTCGAGCCGAAGCTCACTTACTGGCACGGAAAAGACGAGCGCGGCTTTGCCCGCGACATCTGGTACGGCCCGGCCATGGTGCTGCCCTTTGTGGATGGTGCGGGCCGCCTGATGGGCATCCACCAGACCTGGATCGATCTGCGCGAAGGCCCGAAATTCCGGCCGAATCTGGTCTGCCCCGGTACTGGCGAGTCCTTGCCGAGCAAGAAGATGCGCGGCTCGAAGAAGGGCGGGCTGCTGCCGATTGCGTGCGAGATGAGCGCCCCGCGCTGGGTGGTGGGCGAGGGGATCGAGAATGTTGCCGCCTGGTTCGCGGCCGAACTGGACGATGACAAAGAGACGGCGCTTTCGACCTTCTACGCCGCCGCCGGCGACATCGGCAACCTGGCGGGTGCCGCCGCGCGCACCGGGCGTTTTGCCCATCCGACCGCCACGAAGCTCGATGCGAAAGGCGTGTCGCGGCCGGTGATGATGCCAAGTCCGGATCCGGACCCGGAGCGGCTGGATGAGGGGTTCCCGCTTGGACCCCATGTGCGTGAGCTGCTGTTTCTCGGTGACGGTGATTCCGAACCGGTCTGGACCGCTGCCCACATGGCCCGTGCCGAGGCTCGCGCTCGCCTGATCGCGCCAGGTGTCGAGGTTGGCACCGTCTGGCCGCCGCGAGGGCATGACTGGGCCGAGATCATCGTCACAGCGCAGCGGGGTGAGGCGGCATGAACAATCATCTGAAACTCCCCGCGGCCGTCCAGGCGCAGCTTGATGCGATGGGGCATAAGCCCGGCGGAGGCGAGCCGGCGCAGGAAAACCCGGACCCCACATCAGGTCCAGCTGCTCCCCGGCCCGTGAGTTCTCCCTCGCAGCCCGATCCGGATACACCGGAACTGACGGCCGAAGAGAAGCTCGCCGAATGCGCCTGCGAGCCTGAGACCGACATCGGCAACGGAAGGCGGCTCCTGATCCGCTATGGCAACCGCATCCTCCATGTGGCGCGTGTTGGCTGGCATGGCTTTGACGGCAAGCACTGGAAGGAAGATGAGGACGGCTCGGTGGTGCGACCGCTGGCGCAGAAGGTTGCCGAGTTCATCGATGACGAGGCCATGGCCATGTCGGCGACCGAGGAAGAGGCGACGCTGATCGAGGCGGGCCAGGCCGCGCGCAAGGAGCGGATCAAGATGGGCCGCCCGGCCAAGGACTGGTCGGCAGAAAAGTCGCAGCGCTGGCTGGAGCTTGAACAGACCGAAGAGGCGGGCGATGACGCGCTCAAGACCGTCAAGGGCCGCCGCTCGGCGCGGCACCGGTTTGCCAAATCCTCCGCCGGCACCTCGAAGATCAACAACCAGCTGACCGAGGCGGCGCCGCATGTGGCGCGTATGGTCAACGATATGAACACCGATCTCTATGCCTTCAACTGCCTCAATGGCACCTTGCGTTTTGTGCGGGTGGAAGATGAAGAGAGCGATCCGGCCGATCCGCGCTATCGCTGGGAAGCGCGGATCGATCCGCACCGGGCGAGCGACTACATCTCCAAGCTCGGCCAGGTGGCCTATGTGCCAGATGCGCTGGCGCCGGAGTTTCACAAGTTTTTCCAGACCGTGCAGCCTGACCCCGCGGTGCGGCTCTTCCTGCAGCGGTTTTTTGGCTACAGCCTGCTGGGTCTGACCAAGGAGCAGTGCCTGCTGTTCTTCTATGGCGCGGGCCGCAACGGCAAGTCGACCTTCATCGATCTGATAGCGGATGTGATGGGCAATTATGCCGTCACGCTGTCGGTTGACAGTTTCGCGGGCGAAGGACGGCGCTCTGGCGCCGAGGCCACCCCTGACCTTGCCCGGTTGCCCGGCGCGCGGATGGTGGCGGCCAGCGAGCCCGAGAGCGGCGTGCATCTGAAGGAATCGCTGATCAAGACCCTGACAGGTGGCGAGCGCATTCCGGTGCGGCGGCTGCAGCAGGAATTCATCGAGGTCATCCCGCAGTTCAAGATCGTCATGGTTGGCAACCACAAGCCGGTGATCCGCGACACGTCTGACGGTATCTGGCGACGGGTGCTGTTGGTGCCCTGGGAGATCCAGATCGAGCAGGGCAAGATCGATCGGCTGTTGCCGGAAAAACTACGGGCCGAGCGCGAGGGCGTGTTTGCCTGGCTGGTTCGCGGTGCGCTGGATTATCTCGAACTGGGCCTTGCCGTGCCGGAACGGGTGAGTGCGGCAACCAGTGAATATCGGGAAGACAGCGACCCGATAGGGGCGTTCATCCGCGCCGGCTGCATTGTCACCGGGCAGGAGCATGATTCCGCGACGCCTGATGACATCTGCATCGGTTATGCCAACTGGGCGGCGCGTGAGGGCCAGCCGGAATTCAAGAAATCGACCCTGATGCGGCGCTTTCCCGACTATGCCCGAAAGCAGTGGGAAGGGCCTGACGGCCTGATGCGGGCCTTCCGCAAGCACAAATCCTCGACCACGCGCTATGTCGGCATCACGGTGCGGGAGGAATATCTGAGGCCACGCGGTTCGGACAGCCCGCCCGGAGGGGATGGTTATGGCGACCAGTAAGCCCGCCAACCCGCACCCTTCGAAGGTGGGTCGGTCCATTTCTCGCCGCCAATCCCTCATTCCCCGGGAAGCTGGCGGGCAGCGAGGGAGGGTAGCGGAGATTTTTCCGGCTTGCCTCCCGCTCAAAGGGTCAGGGATATCAATGTTTTATGCGGCTAGGGAGGATAGGGAGGGTAATTGCGGCGCGCGCGTATGCGCGTGTCTGTTCAAAGGGTCAGGGTGACCGGATCAATCACGTCAAAGCCTTGTATGCGTACGCAGTCCTTATCCTCCCTATCCTCCCTACCTACCCTGCGTCTTTTTCAACAATCAACAATAACAACAGGATAGCCGAAGGCTACAGGAAGGGATCAGGGAGGCAAGCTTCCGAAAATGGGAAGCAAGGGCCGGAATTTGGGAAGCAAGCACTCGAAACAGGACAAAATGCCATGAAACAGATTGCCATCATCCAGCTGCTCGAATGGGCCTATAGGCATGAGCTGCCAAAGGCGGAGCGGCCCGGCGGCGGGCTCGGCGCTTCCACGTCTTCCTCATGGGGCATGGTCTATGAGCTCGGCATTCTCGGCACGGTCATCGATGCGTCGATCAACGGCTATGGCGTCGTGCCGGCTTACATGGATGAGGGCGAGCCGCACCCGGATGCGCTTCTGGTCGGTGAAGCGGTGGCGGGCCTCGCCGATGCGCGGATCTCGATCGGCGAGGACTGGTCGCCGTTTCCTGAGTGGTCCGATGCCGATGGGCTCGTGGCCGCATGTGTCGCGCGGGTGTGTCCGCGGTTGGCCGCCATGAGCGGACAGGAAATCCAGGCGATGCTGATCGCCCGCGCGGTGCTGGGCCGCAAACCGGACTGGCGCGGTGAGGAGCCGGGACGGGCGATGGTGATGCGGGGAGGCAAGCCGGCATGGTTCATGAAGGAAATCGGGAAAGACGCCTATGGCAACTCGGTCGAGCGCGAGGTGGATGGCTTCAATCCCCGCAGCAGGCGTCCTCGCCCAGGCGCTTATCGCAAGTATCGCCTGACCGAAGATGTTGCCGGTCTGGCGATTGACCGGTTTCGCCGCACCGTCTGGGCTCTGGCCGTGCGCCATGTGGCGCAAGAGGTGGCGGGACGGCTTTCAAGTCATCAATTGACCGCAGAGGTCCCCACGATCGCGCCATGGACAGCTACAGCAGGTCTGGTCCCTCGGGCAGACCCCCCTCACGCCGTGTCGCTTTTTTCTTGACCTGCGACCAAAAGTTGACAATGGTCATCTCACCCTGAAAAGGAAAAGTTCAACCCGCCTCGGCCCACACGCCGCTGGCGGGTTTTTTATTAGCCGAGGTGTCAATGTCGCTCCAGATCAGATGGCAGGATGTCGAAAGCCTCAACCGGTTCGACAATGCGCTCAATGCGCTCGGTTCGAAGAAGATGGGCCAGGCCGCAAACCGGGCCGTCAACCGCGCGGGTGATATGGCGCGGACACAGGTTCGCCAGAAGCTCACGCGGCAGACCGGGCTGAAACGTCCGACCATCGTCAAGGCGGTGAAGGTTTCGCGGTCGAGCCCGCAAACGCTGGTCTACCGGATGAGCGCGCATGGCGGCGATGTCTCGCTGAAGTATTTCGGCGCTCGGGAAACGAAGGCAGGCGTGAGTGCAGCGCCATTCGGCAAGCGCAAGGTCTTCGCTTCGACGTTCATGCGTGCAGGCTGGTGGCCCACCCGGGTGGTGAAGCCGAGCTGGAACGGTCAGGTGTTTGCCCGGGCTGGCGCTGCCAGGTTTCCGATCGAGAAACAGAAGTCAGGCGTCGTCATCCCCAACGAGATGGTGCAAGGCGAGACCCGCGATGCATTCCGCTCAACGGTCGCCCGCGTGCTGCCCCAGCGTCTCGACCACGAGATCAACCGCCTGACCAAGGGCGTCGTCAGCTGATCAACCCGGCCCGGCGCCCCACCCCCCGGGGTTAGGGACCGTTTCACCCCTCCCATCCCGCGCGGGCGGGAAAGCTCCCGGAAAACGGCCAGTCAGGCTGTCCGCAAAGTTGGGTTGTCAGGGTTGTCAGGCGAGTGGGGCGGGTTGTCAGATTGAACAAGGAAACTGGTGAAAGGCGTCATGGATCAGATCATGGTTGCGCCTGCCCATGTTGCCGCGCGTGACGGCGTAACCAAGCAGGCGGTCACCAAACTGGTGCGCGACCTGGCCGAGAAGTCGGGCTTGCCAGTTGAACGCGACGGGCGCGGGCGGATCGTCCGGTTCAGCCTGGCGCATTTCGATCATCTGCGTGAGCGGTTCGCATCGTCGGAGAAAGTCTCCGCGGCGCGTGCGTCGTCGCCATCCTCCGCCGGTTCAAAGCCGCAAGGCGGCCCGGCCGAGAACTCGCGCGACGAGGCATTGCGCCAGGAGGCCTGGCTGAAGGTCGGGCGGGAGCGGCTACGCCAGCAGGAAGTTGCGGGCAACCTGGTGCGCGCCGACATGCTGGCGGAAGCGCTCGTCCGGGCCGGTCGCGAGATTCAGACCACGGTCGCAAGGCTGCCGAACTCGGCTGACGATCTTGCGCTCGCGGTCTCGAAGGAAGGCGCGCACGGGTTGAGGGTTGCGCTGCGGGAGAAGGCGTTCGAAGTGAACACGAAGATCGCCGAGCTCCTGGCCAATCTCGCGGTCCAGGCGCGAGAGCATGATCCGGCAATTGAGGAGACCGAGGCGTGACCGTCCACGTCATTCGTCACCCTGGCGCCGAGCGTCTGGCGTTCGCATCACTTGCCGAGGCAATCCGGCCGACACGGCCGGAGACGTTTCGGAGCTGGCTGGGCAAAAACATCATTCTGGTGGACGGCCCGCTCAAGGGTGAGCTGTGGTCGGCAGCTGATGCGCCATACCTGCTTGAGATTGCGGACTGCCTGTCGATCGAGCATCCGTGCAATCATGTGACGGTCCGAAAGGCGCAGCAGACCGGGGTGTCGATCCTCGGTCTGGCGTGGTCGCTCTATCTGGCCGAGGTGTCGCCGGACAACATCCTGTTCGCGGTGCCGGGCATCGACGCGCTGCAGGACATGAATTCGGGCAAGCTGCAGCCGCTCATCGACGAGTGGCAGAAGCACACCGGCAAGGATGTCATCTATCCGTCCACCAGCCGGTCGGGCGTCGGATCCACGACCTATGAGAAGAAGTTTGCCGGCGGCGCCATCTATCTGGGCAATGCCAACACGGTGATGGACCTGTCGTCGAAGACCTGCCGGTTCGGGGTCAAGGACGAGGTCAGCAAGTGGAAGGAACTGCCCAACGGCGCTGATCCGGAAACGCTCTACTTCGGGCGCTTCACGGCGTTCCGGCGAACCAAGTCCTACAAGATCTTCGCGCTTTCCACGCCGGAGATCGACACGGGAGAGAAAGATGGGGACGGGCCGGGGCATTGCCGGATTGACCGGGATTTCCAGCGGTCTGATCAACGGTTCTGGAACATCCGCTGTCCGGAGTGCGGGTTCGAGCAGGTTCAGTTCTTTGAGAACCTGATTGTCGACAAGGACCATCCACACCGGTCGCGATATCTGTGCGAGAACTGCACGCATGAGATCTCGGAGACCGAGCGCGTCGTTGCAGTCCGGGCCGGTCGCTACATTGCCACGGCTCCGGGCCCGGACCGGGAGCCGGGATTTCATGTCGACGCCTTCATCAGTCTGATGATGAGCTACGAGGCGATTGCGGAGGATTATCTGGAGTCGCTCGGCAAGGGGGAGGCAGGGGCGAAGGACTTCTCGAACCTCTACAAGGCTCTGCCTTATGCGATGCGCGGCAACGCGCCCGATCATCAGCGGTTGATGGAGCGGCGCGAGGACTATCAGCAGCGGGTTATCCCTGCAGAAGGTCTGCTCTTCGTGGGTGCTGCGGATGTGCAACATAAGGGCATCTACGCCGAACTGGTGGCATTCGCAGAAGACCGGCAGTCCTGGACGGTCGACTACGCCTATTTCGAAGGGGCGACAGACAATCCGCAGGCTGGTGCGTGGTTCGACCTCGACGCTTACTGGCGTCGGCCGGTGCTCGATGCCTGGGGGCGTGAGCGGTTTATCGATGCCTTCGCTGTGGATGCTGGCGATGGCGGCCGCACCAACCAGGTGATGGAGTGGTGCCGCCGGCGGCCGAATACCTACGCGATCAAGGGGCAGCCCGGTCGCGGTGTGCCGGCCATCGGTGTGCCGGCCAACAAGTCTGTGACCAAGCGCGGCAAGCGCAAGAAGTTCGGCTCCGCTCGGGTGTGGGCCGTTGGTACGTGGTCGCTCAAGAGCGAGTTCTACGCCAATCTGCACAAGACCGGGCAGGCCGCTGGTGAACCGTTCGATCCGCCCGGCTACTGCCACTTCGCCAAATGGCAGGGCGAGGAATACTTCAAGCAGATCACTGCGGAGTATTTTGAGCAGAAGATGAAAAACGGCCGCTACCATGAGGAATGGAAGCGGATCCGCAGCGACAACCATCTGCTCGATTGCCGCGTCTATGCGATGGCGATGGCCGAGCATCTTGGCCTGACCAGGATGACCAAGGCGGAATGGGAGGCGCTGCGCTCGCGGTTGCTGCCTTCGCCGGACACGGATCTGCTTTCGCCCCAGGCACATTCGGTGCAGCGGGCCGCGCCTGAGAAGGCGGTTGAACCGGTGCGGGATGTGCCTGCACGACCTCGAACCAAGTGGAAAAGTTATTCATGAACCTGGCAAAGAGAGCGCTGAATCTGCTGCTGCCAGCTTCGTCTGTCGGGCAGAGTGCAAGCCCAACCAAAGCACGAATGCGCTACATGGGGCACGATAATGCAGGTGTCCTGTCCATGCGGCGAGCCGTGACCCGGGATGTGAAGGTTGACATTCGTGAGGCAGTCCGGCGGTCATTCGCCCTTGCATTCGACTTCATGCAGAATTCGGGCTGGATTGCCGGGGCAGCTGACCAGATCATCGTCGACACGATCGGCGTTGAGCTAAAGCTCAATGCCCGGCCTGACCTGTCCAAACTTGGTTATAAAGACGAAGAGCGTTCCGCGTTTTGCCGCCAGGTGGAAGACGAATGGCGGCGCTACGTCTGGAATCCGGCCGAATGTGATCTTGCGGGCAAGTCTACAGTGGCTGAAGCGCTGGACGGCGTGATGCGGTATTACCTGGCTTCCGGTGAAGGGTTCGGGATTCTCGACTTCATGGATGCGGCCACTCGAGCTCGATACGGTTTGAAAACCGGAACCAAGGTAAGCCTCGTGTCGCCGCACCGGGTTCCGCACAAGACCAGCCTGGTCGAGGGGTGGGACGGTGGCGTCTATCATGACGAGATCGGCAGGGTGCAGGCCTACAGGTTCCGCCGGAATGAATCGGGCGTCGAGCGTGAAGTTGACGTGCCCGCCCGCTTCGGCAACGGGCTGACCAAGGTGCTGCATGTGATGGACCGGGGAGCCACGCCGAACAGTCCGCGTGGCATCTCGCCGATGACGCCGTGCTTCAAGACGATCGCTCAGAGCGATCAATTGGCAGATGCGACGTTGACCACTGCGCTGTTGCAGACAGCATTTGCCGCGACGATCAGAAGCCCGGAAGCATCAGCCGAGGCGTTCGAGGGCCTGCAATTGCTCCAGGAAAGCACGAGCATTAAGGGAGCCCAGGAACTTGTATCGGACCTTCTGGAGGTCTGGAACCACCGGATTGACGCGCTCAAGAACAAGACCCTGTCTATCGGTGGGGACGCGAGCCAGATAAATCATCTCGGTCCCGGCGAGGAGCTCGAGATCCACGGCACCAAGACACCCGGTCCGCAATATGTACCGTTCCAGCAAAACATGCAGAGGGAGATCGCCCGCTGCCTGGGGATCACTTTCGAGAACCTGACAATGGATCACTCGGATGCATCCTACAGTTCGACACGCATGAGTGTGGCTTCGATCTGGCCGATTGTAACCCGCCGTCGCGAGCGGATCGCAGCGCCATTCGTGCAGGGAATTTATGAAGCTTGGCTCGATGAGATGATCGGCACCGGCCGCATACCCTTCAAGGGCGGTTATCGCGCATTCCGCGCCAACTTCGAGCGTGTGGTTGATGCTGAATGGCGCGGCCCGGAAAAGCCCGAGGCTGATCCGTACAAGGCTGCTCTGGCCAACAAGATTGAGCTGGAATCGGGAACAGCCACGCTTCAGCGCATCTACGCGGCCAAAGGGCTCGACTGGGAGGAGGAGACCGACCAGATCGCCCGCGAGGTCAAGAAGCTGGGCGGGGTCATTGCGGCTCCGCATGGACGTCGGATCGGCGGGGACGGGGCAGGGCCCAATGGCGCTGCGGCTGAAGGCATGAGGGAACCGGCAAATGGCTGAGAAAGACTGGTGCCAGGAGGCGATCGATCTTCGCCAGCTTCGCCGTGACCTGGCAACCGGTCAGGCGGTTTCAGAAACGCGCTTTGGCGAAGACATGGTCAAGTTCGCCAAGGCAGATCCGGCGGCGCTTGATCGGCTGATCGCCGAGGCGGACCGCAAATGCGATGAAGCGAGCGGCAGGAAGACACGCCGTCGCTATGCGATCGGTGTGAGACACCGGCCTTACTGAAGGAAATCATCAAATGGCTTGTATTCTTGACGGCGGTCAACTGACGTTGACCGGCTTCGTTGGCGATAGCTTTTGGGACGACGGCTTCACCCAGGGCGAAGTGCTGGTGGCGCTGGCGCAGATTGACGATGACGCTGATCTAACAGTCCTGATCAATTCGGGTGGAGGTTACGCGACCGAGGGTGCAGCGATCTACGCCATGCTTGGGCGCAGGTCCGGGCAAACCAACATCGTGGTAGACGGCATCGCGGCATCGGCAGCCTCTCTGATCGCGATGGCTGGCGATACCATCACCATGTCTGCCGGCTCGGTGATGATGATCCACGATCCTGCCGGCATGACCTTCGGCAACTCCGCAGATCACGCCAAGACCATTGAAGGACTGGAGGCTTTGGCCACGTCCTATGCGCGGGTCTATGCCGCGCGCTCCGGCAAAACCATTGATGAAGCCCGCGACATCATGAAGGCCGAGCGGTGGTTCGGGCCCGATGAAGCTGTGGCCGAAGGCTTCGCGGATGAGATCGGCGAGGCCAAGGCCAAGGCCGTCGCCGCGTTCGACTACCGTCTCTATGCTGCCGCGCCCAACCGGCTGGTGGCTCTTTCGAAATCAAAGAAATGGGATCTGAACCAGGTCTCGCAAGAGCCGAAGGCATCCGCCCCGGCGTCACCCTGTCAACCGAAGGAGATTGACATGACGGACAAGGAACGGGCGGACAAGCTGGCCGCCGAACTCGAAACCCTCAAGGCTGAGAATGCCACCATGAAGGCTGAGAAGGACGATCGCGATCGTCGCGATGCGATCATGGAGCTTGAGGAAGCCAAGGGCCGCGAAGATCAGGCAAAGCTGCTCGCGGACAATGGCGTCGCTGTTGAAAGCGCCAAGGCCATTCTGGCGGCCGCACCCGCGGGCGATAACAATGACACCGAGGACAACCCGTCGACCTACGAGCGCCAGCGCCTTGATGGCGCCGGAATGAATCGCGGTGGCGGAAAGCCGGAGGCCAAGAGCGGCCTTTCCGAGCTCATCACCGCCAGGATCGAGCGCAAGCGCGCCTGACCCGGTTTCCCTTCAAAATCCCAAGCTCGCAGCGCCTGTAATCAAGCGTAGCGCGAGCCATCAGGAGACATTGCCATGCTTCCCTTCTACTCCCACACCGCTCCCGGCCGCGAGAGTGACCTGCTCAAGCAGGAATATGATCCGCAGTTCTGCCGCGAAAACTATACGCTCAAGGCCGGGTCCGGCTCCGAGCGCAAGGTCTATCTCGGCACGCCGCTGATGCTTGACGTCGCCACCGCCAATCTCGCGGCTGCGGCCGCAGCTGTCGCCGGCAACACCGGCAACGGCACGATTGCCCTTGCTGATCCTTTCTACACGACCGTCAAGGCGGTTCAGGAAGGCCGCTATACGGTGCGCTGCACCACCGGTGGGGCTGATGCCACATCGAAGTTCCAGGTCGAAGGACCGGATGGAAAGACGATCGGTGAGGCAACCGGCGGCGCGGCTTTCGCCAAGCAGGTAAAGTTCACGATCAGCGGCGGTGGTACCGACTTCGTTGCTGGCGACAGCTTCGTGATCGATGTCGCCATCGACCAGGAAGACCCGACCAACACCCGCGTGGCCTGGGTTCCGGGCGATGGCGAAATCATCGGCTTGTCGCTGCGCAGCACCACGGCGCCCGATGGTGTTGCAGTCGAGGGGCTGTCTCTCGATCGGGGACCGGCAATCCTTTCCGCCGATAAGATCGTCTGGCCAGACGGGATCACCGCCACGGAAAAAGCTGCCGGCATCGAAATGCTGAAGCAGATCAACATCATCCAGCGCTGAGCAATCGGGGCGCGGGTTTACTCCGCGCCTTTGCCATCCACCCATTGACGAGCGTGGCGTGCCGCCGCGCCGCAGGAGACACTCATGTTCGACTATCTCTACACCAGCACGGACTTGACCCAGGAGGTCAACCGTCTTCCCAACGAGTACGGGCTTCTGAACGCGCTCGACCTTTTTCCGATCGAGACGCTCGGCTCGCGCTTCGTGCGGGTCGATTATCGCAACGGTCAGATCTACGTTCTCGGTGCCAAGGCACCCGGTGCGCCCGGCGATGTCGGTGGCACAGATGAGGAAGAGGGTGGCGTCATCCTTCAGATCCCGCATTTCCCTCATCTCGAGCGCATTTCGGTCGATGACGTGGATGGGCTGCTTCAGGTCTTCAACGGCCAGGTTGAGCCCCGATCGGTGGACCGTGAGACCGCTCGCAAGCTGGACCTCATTCGCCGCAACCATTCGATCACCCTTGAGTTCATCCGCCTTGGGGCGCTCAAGGGCCTTATCAAGGATGGCCGCGGCAAAACGCTCTATGATCTCTACACCGTCTTCGGGATCACCAAGAAGGAAGTGGATTTCGTGCTTGGAACGGACGATACCGATGTCCGGGAGAAATGTGAGGAGGTCATCGATCACACGATGACCAACCTCAAGGGCGAAACAAGCTCGGGCGTCGAGGCCGTGGTGGACTCGAAGTTCTTTGGCAAACTGATCATCCATCCTAAGGTCGAAAAGTTTTGGCTCAACGCGCAGAACTCGAGCGAGCACAAGATGCTCAATCGCGAGAACCGCGCCGGCAACTGGGGCCGGGCCTTCGAATTCGGGGACATTGTCTGGCGCGAATACAAGGGTGGTCTGCCGGTGCGCGCAGCCAATGGCACGATCACCACCGAGAAGAACATTGCCGACAATTCCGGCACTGCCTATCCGATCGGCACCCAGTCGATGATGCGGACTTTCGAGGCGCCGGTGCATCACATGGATCTCGTCAACCAGGCCCCCGACGCCGACACGATCTACATTTCGGTCGAGATGCTGAAGCACGGCAAGGGTGTGGAGTTGGAATCCCAAACCAACCGTCTCGCCGTGAACAAGCAGCCCGAGTGCGTGGTTCAGGTGAAGACTTCGAACTGACGACTTGAGCCGGTATCCGGCTCTTGGTGAAACGCGGAGACCGCCATGACAGCGAATTACCAATCGATCCGGGAGCGGACCACCCGGGCGGTTGATGCTGTCATGGCGGAAACCGTGAAGCAGTTTCCGTTGAAAAAGGGAGCACCGGATCCATCCCGGCAAGTATGCGAGTTTCAAGCCGTTCTCAGGACCGGCGGGACCAAGAACAGCAGCATGAGCGGAGGGGTGGGACGCGACTGGATGGTGCGAATCGCAGCCGGCAAGGCTCAACTGCATGTCGATCGTGTTGCAAATCCCGCGATCACACTTGAGGTCGGCGACAAGATTCAGGCAATATCGCGGGCTGACAGCCCAAGATTTGAAATTCTTGAGATTGATGATCGTGGCCACTCTCGACTGGTCGCCGAGCTGGGTCAAACGTCATGAGTCTGGTGAGAATAGCAGCGCGCCTGGCCATCGTTCGCGCACTTCGCGGTGCAACCACAGTTGGCGATCATGTTTTTGACAGCCTGATTGGCGGGATCCAGGTTGATGCACAAGGTAGACTGAATATCGGGGAGGGCGAAAAGCGTCCGTTCATTACGGTATTCACGGACGGGTCAAAGAACGAAAAGCCGGAGCTTCGATCTTTTTCCGAAGGCGGGATGACGGAGATTGTCATCGAATGGGGGATCTCGCTCGGGATGGTCGAGACCGATCCCGAAACTGGCGCAAGCTATATCGTTGCGGGTCTTCTCTCCACAGACGATGCAATGGAGTTCACGCTTGATCTGATCGGTCGGGAAATCGCCGACGCCTTGAACGATCCTAAAAACGAGTGGGCGGAGATCTGGCGCTCTATTGCGTCAGGTGGCTTCATCAAGACCGAGCGAGCCCGAACGTCGAATGCAAAGGACGGCATCCGGCTTGCTGCGCATCAGATGCGTGTCACCTCGATGCTTATGGATGAGCCGGGTAAGGGAGAGGATCTGCCTGATCCTTTCCCTCTATTGTTCGAGAAGCTCGCGGCGTCAGAGGACGCCCTGGACAATAAGATCGGAACCATGATGGCTGCTGTTCTCGGTCCATCCGACGCGGACTGGCTGGCGTTGCAGCGTGAGCGCGGAATGACTGCGGGAGAGCTGCTCGCCGTCGGTCTTGGACCGATCGAGGGTGATGAGGACCGAGATACGCCCGACATGACCACCGGAACTCTTGTGGTCAATGATGGGGAGCCGATCGAGGTGAGCGATCCATGAAGCTGACAGACAATCTGCTCGCGATGAGCGCTGATCTTGCCATGCTCAAGACCGCGTTCGGCAACTCGCTCAAGGTCGGGCCGATCGAGGAAGTCGACCCGGTCAAAGGGTATCGCGCCAAATGGGGCGAGATAGACGGCAAACCTTATCTGTCGCCATGGATTCCACATCCGGAGAGCGGCAAGACATCAGTGCCGCTGGAAAAGGGCGATATCGTTGGCGTCATAAGCCCTTCCGGCGATCCCCGTCAGGCCGTGATGTTTCGTGCTGGGTATTCCGGTCCGCGGCCAAGTCCCAATGATGACATGAGCGCCAATGTGTTTGAAGCCGCGGGTGTGCGGATCATCGTTGCGGGTGGCTTGGTCAAGATCGTCGGTAATCTGCTGGTCGAAGGCAATGCCGATTTCAACGAAGGCCACTTGCAGGCTCACGGCAAGAATGTCGGCCATGACCATAGACACAAGGATGTAGAGCCGGGCCCGTCGAACACGGGCGTACCAGTCTAACCGATCAGGAGAGATCATGGAAAAGCAAACCTATGTGGTGGCTGAGGGGATCCCGGCCATCAACGGCAAAGCCGTGCCTGCGAACCGCGAGGTTGATCTGACCGAGCGGGAAGCCCTGTTTGACCTGTCGCTGGACCGCATCAAGCGGAAGCCGTCTCGGGTCAGTGGGAGGAAGTCCAGGGTGGAGCCAGACCCGGCCAGTGATGACGTGAGCGACGAAGGCTGACGTAGATGGCGGGAATCGACCGACGTACCGGCAGGATCATCAGCAATTATGACAGCGCTCTCCAGGCCGTCGAAGTCATCCTGTCGACGCGCATCGGCAGCCGTGTCATGCGGCGTCAGTTTGGTGGCGGTGTCGCTGAGCTCCTCGGCCGGGCGGTAACGCCGCCCTTGTTCGCACTCTTCCTGCAGCTGGTGGCGACCGCAATCGATACCTGGGAGCCGCGCTTCCGGGTTCGCCAGGTCATACCGCTCGGGACTGTTGATGAGATCAGGGCAGGGCAGGTGGGCGTGCGGTTTGCTGTTGACTACCGGCCGCGCGGGCATCTCGGCGATCTCACCGTGGAACGTGTGCTGAGCTTCGGACTGAGCTTCCGTGCCGGTGGGTTGAAGGTGGTGGCATGACAACTGTTATCGACCTGACCCGGATCGGCGCGCCGTCCGCGATCGAGGTCCTGTCCTATGAAGAGCTTCTGACAGGGTTCAAAGAGCGGTTCCAGACTTTCTGGGAAGAGGCCAGGCTGGTTGATTCCAGCTTGCCCGCCTATGACGTTTCCATGCTCGAGACGGACCCGGCCATCATTGCCGGACAGGCGTGGTCATGGCTCCGCCTGCTTGATCGAGGCCGCGTGAACGATGGGATCAGAGCACTGCTCGGTCCGTTGTCGACACGCGCGAATCTGGACAATCTGGTAGCCGGCCGGAACATCGTCCGTCTGGAAATCACACCGGCTGATGGCGACACGCCAGCCGTTATGGAAAGCGACTTCCAGCTTCTGCGCAGGTATCTGCTTTCATTCGATGCGCAGGCATCGGGATCGGCGGGCCGGTATCTTTTCGACGCTTATGCGGCTTGGCCTGCCATGCTTGACGCCCGCGTGATCGGCTTCGATACCCATGGCCGCCGCGGCGACACAGATGTTGTGATCATCGGTCCTGCCGGTGCGCTGCCGACGACTGAGCAGCGGGACGCGGTGAGCGCGGCCGTGCGCCATGTCAACCGGATGCCAGAAGGCGTGGCGATCGCGATCTTGGCGGCAACGCGGGATGAATACGACGTCGATCTGACAATAGAGGTACCTGCCATCGGGCCGGCGCCGGCTGTCCTTGTGGCGGAAGCAACGACGCGGGTGCGCGCTGCAGGCGACGAGCGGACGCTGATAGGCGGCGAGGTTCCCGCCGGGTTCATGGCGGGCGCTGCTTACGGGCCGAACATCCTGAAGGTGCGCGACAATGCACCGGTGGCGATCGATCCCGATCCTTACAAGGTGCCGGTGCTTGGCACGATCACGATCGGGTTTGAGGTGCGGGGATGAGCGATGCGACAACAGGACGTGCGGTCGAGTTGCCCCGGCCAGCAATCATTGTTGAGTTGCACGCGGCAATTGCCGCCGCGCGCCGGGATCTAGAAGCATCATCGTCAATGTTGTCGAAAAGACCGCGCCGCAAGAGCCTGCGTTCGGAAAGAAAACTTGGCTCACCTCGTCGAGGTGTGACATGAACCGCGTCTTATCAAAATTGCCTTCATCAAGTGTGTCTATCAGCGCAACGAAAGCGCCCATGGTCGCGAGGTTTTGCTCTTCCACGACGGCTAGGATTGTGGCCTGGCGAGCCGCTGTTTCGCTCAGTGCTTTCCGTAGCGTAGCTACTTCTACCTTCAATTGTTCAACATCTCTGCTCATATCAATATCCATTGCTAGTAAGTGGGTGAACGAGTTTTGCCGCCATTGCGAGCAGAGTCGAGTCAATACTCGTGCTCTATGGAGGCTGTCTGTATGAGCACCGTCGGCGACATCCTGCCAAGCAATTCGGATACGTTCGAAAAAGCGCTGGCGCATGCCATGTCCGATGAACTGCCCGTGCCTTACGCGCAGATCATGGACCCGTATCAGACGCCGGTTGCCTGGCTGCCGTGGCTGGCTGCGCACTATTCGGTTGATCTCTGGTTCGACGATTGGGCCGAGGCCACCAAGCGCGAGATGATTGCGCAGTGCGCCGGCCTGTCCGAAACCTATCCGGGCGAACAGCTTGGCGACCTAAAAGGCACATTCGAGGGCCTGAAGCGATATCTCTGGTTTGTCGGCGCCACTGTGGTCGACCGCATTGCCTACCCGGCCAAGTTCGTCATCGGCCAGTCGGCCGTAAGCATCAACCCGATCCAGCACCCCCCTTACAAGGCGCGGTATCTGATCAAGGTGACGCTCGGTCTTCCGGGCAACGCCTTTGTCGTCGGCCGCTCCGGCGTCGGCCTTGGCGCGATCCGCCCACCGTCGCGGGAGCCGATCATTCGCGCCAAGCGCGCCGCGCGCATCGCGAAGTTCGAGCACGCTGAATACACCGTTTTATTCACCCATCGTCGCCCGCTCCGGTTCGGCGATGCACCACTTCTCGACGGCAGCCTGACCTTTGGCTCCTTCGTTGACCGAACCTCGCTGACCTAGAGGGCACCATGCACAAGATTGTCGAATTCAATGACGCCGAGATCGCGGCCGCGGACGACTGGTCGGACATCGGCGTTTACGGCCGCGAGGCTGTTGACGGAATCACCGGCACCGCCCTTGGCTGGCCGAACCATTGGGGTCGGATGACGGTCGCCCAGGAGTCGACGACCAAAATCTCGATCACCGCCGGCGAGCTTTATGACGACGGGATCGTCTACCGGATGGACGAGGCTGCCACGCTCGACCTTCAGAGCTTTTCTCCGGTCATCGTCACCGACGATCGCTGGTTGGCAATCATCGCGCGGCCGGCGACCGAAACCGTCAATGCGCTTCGCAGCCTTGAGACTGGCGAGCAGCCGCTTGTCGAAAGCGTGCCGGTCGAAACCAGCATGCCGAAGGTCAACCGGCGCTATGTGACTTTCGTGATTCAGGCCGGGCTTGTAGGCCCGGCGCCGCAGGACAAGCCGACGGTCAACGCCGGCGACACGGCGGTTGCCTATGTGCGAATTACCACGGCCGGCATTCAGGAACTCGTGCCTGGTGAAAACTGGCGCGTGAAGTCGGTCTATGAGCTCGATGGCCGTGTGACGGTCCTTGAGGGACGGCTGGATGCCACCATTCAGCGCACGGCCACACTCGAAACCGATCTGGCGAACATCGCAGTGCGGATGAACGACATCCCGCGCGTCGAGATCATCCGGCAGATGCAGCGCGACATCGGCGCAACGCGGCGCCAGCTTGATCTGCCGGACACCGCCCGTGCCTACTGGTTCGACAACGGGCTGCTGCAGGATGAATGGGATACCGCCCACGGCGCGTTCACTGCGCGCATCAGGGAGGGCATTCGCTTCGCCTACACGCAGATCGTGGATGCTCAGCTTGGTCTCGCTACACCGGCCGACCCGAAGCTGACCATCACCGGCAACTTGGCGCTGCCGAAGTACGCCGAAGAAACCCGACTTGAAGTCGATGGCGCCGTCAACGCCTCAACGGATATTTCGGACCAGGTTCACACCGTCACGACGGCCGTCGCCCGAACGGTATCCGGCACATCGATCTCTTACGGCCCTTCATTCAGTGCATGTGAAAACACGGCTGGATGGTCGAACCTCAGCGACTATGCGCGCACCGGTGCCGTGTTCAACGTCAACGGCCAAGCTTACGTCTCGTCCGGGCTGTCGGCCGGATCGCTGCCAAGCGTTGCGAACGGCGGCGCCATTGTTGATGTTGGCGGTTGGAATGCGAGTCCGGCGTCGGAAGGTCATAAGGGCTACACGGTCCAGAATGTCCAATATGACAGTTGGTCTTACACCTATTGGGACTATCACAAGGAAGAGTTTGGCGTTAACGGCTCGATATACGGGCAGACGTTCCTGTGGTCACAGACAGCCATCGCGACATCGATCGAGTTGAAGTTCACGCGGAAGGCCGCCACCGGCAACGTGCATCTTTTCGTGTGCGAGGTCAGCGAAACCGGTGCGCCTCAGTTCACCAAGGTCATCGCAAATGCGGAACTGACACCCGCCGAAATCGCTGTCGGCTGGGTCAATTTCCCGCTGGCTCAGCCGACGCTTCTCGAAGCCGGTAAGCGGTATGCCTGGTACACCGTCACCGTCGGCAATCACGCCATCGCAACCGTGTCGGGGAACAAGTTTGCGCAAGGCTCGCGGTTCTGGGCGACCGATGGCGTATGGGCACAGGGCGACAACCTGCTCGACTTCTGTTTCCGCATCAAGGCGGCGAAGTTCGAGGCGACCCGCACAGTCATCGACTTCAACCCGCTGACTTGCACGGGCGGCATGAGCGAGTTGCAGTTGCTCTATTCTGGCTTCGCGCCTGCCGGGACGTCTGTCGCCTGGGAGATCAAGCCGGTCGGAGACACCGTCTGGTATCCGATCCTGACAGGAGATCCTACGCCGCTCGAATCCCTGCCGGCGCAGGTGAGCCTGCGCGCCACCCTGATCGGCACGACCGATCTGGCGCCGGCGATCAAGCTGGATAACACCGCCCGCGGCGTCGGCATGCGGGTTGGCGGATCGGCTGTTGCTGTTTCGGATGACCTGGCGCTGGGCGTGTCCTCTGAGACGATCGTGACCGTTGCGGTGCTGGATCAGTTCGACCCGACCTATCACGCCTACACCCCGAAGATCATGGATGGGGCGACAGTGATCAACGCCGATACGGTGGAGACCGAGATCGACTACGACCGCCCGACAAGGCGGAAGGTCACAGCGACTTTCGACCTGACGGGTTCCGCAGTGACGTCGGTTCGCGTGCGGCCGGAGTTCACAACGTCGGACGCCACCAAAGCCTGCTTTGTGCAGGATATTTCCATGCACGCCCTGTGAGGATGAGATGGCAAAAGAGACAACCATGACCTTCGAGCCTGATGCCGAGTACCGGGTGAAGCTGACGCGGCCCGTCACTGTCGCCGGCGGCAAGGTGATCCGTCCGCTGAATGAAGTCGTCTTCCGTGGCGCATACCTGACCAAGCTGGTCGCGAAGGAGGGCGTCGATGCCATTGACACCGCCGACCGCATCTAACGACTACCAGCTTACGGCCGCCCATACGCTCAATCACGAGCTTTGGAACGCGGTTCTTGCCAGCCTGCAGACCCGACTGAATGCGGCCGAAGCGGCGCTCGCGGGCTATGAGTCGGCGGTCAGTACCGAGGCGCTGGCGATCGCCCAAGGCGCGGTTGACGATACGATTGGGCCGCAGATCGCAGCGCTGCAGGACACAATCACAGCCCTAGAGGCCGCAATTGCCACGGCTGAAGACCAGCTTGCGGCGCTGCAGGCCGGCGGGGTGCCAGCGGCAAGCGTGCCGGTGAGCGAATATAGCATCATCGGCGCAGGCAACAACGCTGATGAGGCGTTTGCTATCGTCGTTGATGCTATCGCGGCGGAGGTGGCGGCCAGAATTGCTGCTGATTCTGCGCTTTACTCGGCTATTCCGGCAATTGCCAGCCAGGCTGAGGCCGAGGATGGAGAGAACAACGCCAAGTTCCTGACGCCGCTTCGGGGATCGCAAGCGATTGCTGCGCAGGTGGTGCCAACTGTGAGGTCGGTTGTCACCAGTGTTGAGTTTGAAAACGACGCTGCGGCTGAATTTGACATTCCGTCGGATGCGAAAAAACATGTTTTTGAATTATCGAGCGTGATACCGGCGACGGATGCGCAGTGGTTACTGCTGCTTGCATCAACCGATAGCGGGACGAACTATAATGTCAGCATTCACGCCCATGCTATCAAGGCAAATGAAGGCGGTACGACCGCCAACGCAACCTATACCGCCGCAACAACGACAGGGGCGATGATTACAGGCAGCGCCAACTCAGGTCAGGGTGCTGCCGGTTCAAGCGCAAACGAGTTCGGTATTAACGGCACATACACGTTCTCACAGCGACCGGGCAGCTATGGCTATCTGGTTGGATTGATCAACGTTCACGGCAGCGGGGGGCTGGTAGTTCCGACATTCATCACGGCAATTATAGAGACGACATCCACCATCACCAACCTCCAGTTCAAATTCCAGGCTGGGGCGATCGAGGATGGTGAGATCGTGCAACTCCGGGAGGACTACTGATGCCATTCACTTGGATTGGTGGGGAGCGCGTCGAAATCTCCCAGGCTGAATTTGATGCGCGAACAGCGCCGCCACCGCCGCCGACGCCCACGCCAGCCGAAGTCATCGCCGAACGATCCCGCCGATTCTCGCTCGGTTTCGACTACGATTTTGGCGATGCGCGCGGCGTTCACCATATCGGCACGACGCCCGAAGACCTGGCCGGATGGGATGAGGTTACAACGCTGTCGAACGCGCTGATCAACCTCGGCAACGGCAGCGCCACCATCGATATCGTGACAAACACCGGGCCAGCCACCGTTACGGCGACTGAGTGGCAGTCGATCCTTATCGCCGCCGGTACGTTCCGGCAGCCGATCTGGGCGGCGTCATTTGCCCTGCAGGCCATGGACCCGATCCCGACTGACTTCGCGGACAACAGCTACTGGCCGTAGCCGCTGTTCAAACCTGACATCTGATCAACCCGCTTCGACGGGTTTTTTGTTGCCCGAACCGGCCGGTGGCGCGGCTTTTCAAATGAATGGAGACTATCATGAGTGCACCTCAATTCGGGATGCAGTTCTCGCGCCCGGCTGATGAGCCGGTTCCCGTCCTCGGCGCGGATTTTTCCAAGTTCCTCTGCATCGAGACATCGGCTGATGCATCCGCCCTCGAGATTCCCGCTGACACGCCCGTGCGCGGCTCGTCATCGGATCCGGACTTTGTTGCTGCCCTCGGCACCGGCCTTTTGGCCGACCAGGTGCGGGGCATCAACGATCAGCTGACCGGGCTCAATTCCGGTGCGGACGTGACCGTCGTTCGTGTCGCCGAGGGGGTGGATGCGGCGGCAACGGCAGCCGCGATCGCGGCCATCGTCAACGGACTGACCTCGATCCCTTCGGCCGTCAACGCCACACCGCGCATCGTGATTGCGGGCCGCACCGCCTGGCGTGCCGATCTCGACACCACCAATCCGGTGGTGGCTGCGCTGCAGGCCAATCTCGGCAAGATCCTCGCCATCGCTCCGGTGGATGTCGATGACACGTCCGCAGCCAACGCGATCGACGCCCGCGAGACCATGTCTTCCGAGCGGTTGATCCCAATCGGCGTGGCGGCGAAGGTGTATGAGGGCGAGACCCTTGTCACCCGGCCTATGGCGCCGCGTGTTGGCGGTCTCATGGCCAGGGTCGATAACGAGAACCTCGGCAAGCCGTTCAACCCGATTGCCAACCGGCCGCTTTATGGCCTGGCCGGGCTGTCGCGCAAGATCCCGTTTTCGCTGCTCGACGGTTCGACCGAAGGCCAGCAGTTGCTGGCGGCCAATGTCTCGATCGTGGCCGAGGGCGAGGTTGGCGTTGACGGTTCGGTCGCCGATGGCGGCTTCGTGTTCATCGGCACCGACAATGCCCAGACCGGCGAGTTGTGGGAGCAGTTCCACCAGGTGCGCGGCACGGATTATCTGGTGGTCAAGATCATGCAGATCACGCGCCAGTTCCTGGGTGGCAAGATCTCGGCCGACAAGGCCGAGGCGTGGATCAACTCCATCGCCTTCATGCTGCGTGACCACAAGGCCGATGACGATATCCTCGGCTACACCCCGGCCAACCAGATGTTCAAGGCGAGCCGCAATTCGCCGGAGAACATCCGGCTCGGCTCACTGACCCTCAACATCGGTATCGAGCCGGCGCCGGTGTTCAAGCTCGCCAACCACGAGATCCGGCGCTACCGCCCGGCGGTCGAGGGTCTGGTCGAGGAAATCATCGCCCGCCTCAATGCGGCCGCCTGATCCGCGCTTTCAAAGGAGACTGAAATGCAAAATCTCTACATGCTGACGGCGGTGGATGTGCGCCGCGCCGAGGTGGCGGGCTCAAGCCGGGCCACCACCATCGAAAAGCTCACCATCCCGCCGATCAAGTTCATGACGGCGGGCCACAATCCCGGTGGCGGCGTGATGAGCGTCGATTTCGTGCTGCCGCGTATCGAGGGTCTGGAGCCGGCATTCTCCGTCAAGGGCATCGACACCGATATCTTCGGCGGTATGGGCGTGGTCGACAAGTGGACCTTTGCCGGCGCCTATCGCGACAAGAAGACCAACAAGGCGGTGCCGGCCCGCGGCATCATCGAGGGCGCGGTGACCGAATGGGAGCCGGATGAAAGCGATCCCGGCGAATTCCAGGGCTGCACCCATGCCTTCAAGGAAGTCACCCACTTCGAGTTCCTGCTCAATGGCCAGGAGCTTTGGTACATCGACTTCTGGGAACGGATCATCCGTCGCAACGGCGAGGACCTGTTCGCCGCCGACCGGCTGGCGCTTGGGGCGTAAGCCGACAGACAGCATCAATCCAACCGCGGGCGCCTGACGAGGGCGCCCGTTTCTGTTTCAAACCGAGGACAATGCCATGACTGAGAAACTCAAGAGCGTGACGGTGGAGCTGGACTTCCCAATCACCCATGAAGGGCGCGAGATCGCCTCGCTGACTTTCCGCCGCATGAAGGCGCGCGATGCGCTGGCGGGCGAAGATATCGAAAATCAGGTGCGCGCCGGCTACGCGATCTTCGCCACGCTTGCGGGCGTGGACATCGCTGTGATCGAGGAGCTCGACATCGAGGATCTGGCCAAGGTCGGAGAGGAGGTGAAGCCGCTCATGGGAAAGCGGTTCGCCGCGCTGGCGGAGAAGGCGAAGCCGTCTCCTGGCGTGAACTGATCATCCAGGTGGCGCGCCAGACCCATTCATCGCTTGAGGAAGTCAAGGAGATGGATGTCGACGAATTCCTGGCGGACACCAGGGCTCTCGCCAAAATTACAGCCCGCGAAAACCGCCCGCGCAACCGGCGCTGATTGAGGAACATCTCATGACAACCATGACATCGAGCCTGATCCTGTCGCTGGTCGACCAGGTGACCGGGCCCGCTCGTGCCGCTGCCCGTTCGGTTGATGGCTTGAGGGCGGCGGCGGCCCGCAACGCGCAGCAGATGCAGGCTGTGCAGGGGCAGCTTCTGGGGGCAGTCGGCGCGGCCGTGGCGCTCGCGGCTGCCGTCCGTGCGCCCATCAAGGCGGCCATGGAATTCGAGGCGCAGATGGCGAGCGTGTCGACGCTGGTGGATACGTCGACCGAATCCATTGCCGATATGGGCCGGGAGGTGCTGGAAATCGGCAAGCGCACACCCGTCGCAATTGTTGATCTGACAGCCGGACTTTATGACGTCCGCTCGGCGGGTATCGCAGCGGGCGAGGCGATGTCGGTGCTGGAAGGTTCGGCACGGCTCGCCGTGGCGGGCCTTGGCACCACCAAGCAGGCGACCGATCTGGTTACATCGTCGATCAACGCCTTCAACATCCCTGCTCAGGAGCAGGCCCGGCTTTATGATGTGATCTTCAAGGCGGTGAAGAACGGCAAGACAACCATTGCCGAACTGAGCCAGGGCTTCGGTGCGGTGGCCGGTACTGTTGCCAATGCCGGCATCGAGATCGATGAGTATTTCGCCTCGGTGGCGGCACTCACGACAGCGGGTCTCCCTGCTGCGCAGGCCCACACCCAGATCCGCGCAGCCATCGCTGGCCTCACGCGGGAGACCAAGCAGAGCTCGAAGATCTTCCGGGCGCTGGGCGTCAAGACCTTTGCGGAACTCGTCGAGAAGTCGGGAGGGATGGTCAATGCCTTCAGCCTGATCCGGGAACAGGTGGGCGGCAATGATGCCGAGATGATCAAGCTGCTCGGCTCGGTCGAAGCTTACAACGCGGTTCTGGGACTTTCGGGTTCGCTTAATGGCAAATATGCCGAGACACTTGATGACATGCGCAATGGCGCGAATGCCGTGGATGACGCATTCCAGAAGCAGGCCGATACGTTTAACGGCGTCGTTCGTCTGTTTCAGAATTCCATGGCGGCCCTTGCCGTCAGTATTGGCGAGGCGCTTCTTCCTGCCGCGAATTCTGCTTTCGCCGCAATCGCTCCAATCATTGGGGCGATCGGAGAATGGGCAAAGGCCAATCCGGCGTTGATCTCGTCGATAGTCGGTCTGGTCGCGGGTCTGGTGGGCTTCCGTCTGGTTACGCTTTCAGCACGTTGGGCGTTCCTGTTTCTCAAGGGCGGGGTTCTGGACGCGGCACTGGCCGTGGCTCGGTCATCCCAGGCGATCGTTTCCGCAGGTGGAAAAATCGCCAACTTCACCCGTGTGGTCCGGCGGCTTGGACTATCGATGACGCTGCTGTCTGCCACCGGGGGAACCGGCATCATGGCAGGCCTCGTTAATGGGATGAGTGCTGCGCTCGGGGCCGTGGGTCCGATTGCCGCTTCAATAGGGGCGGCAATCGCGGGGATCAGCGCGCCGGTCTGGGGCGTTATCGCCGTTGTCGCCGGCCTCGCCCTGGCGGTCTACAATTACTGGACACCGATTTCCGAGTTTGTGACAGGCTTCGCTTCGGTCGTGGGGTCTGCCCTTGGGGAGGCGGTCTCGGCAATTGCAGGCGCTGGGGCGCGGATTGTCTCCGCTGTCGCTGGTTGGGCTGCGGACCGTGTCGTCAATATTGGTCAAATGCTTGGATTTGATCCGGCCGCCATCCGGTCAGCAATCGATAGCGCCGCGGCCAGTATCAGTGCTGGCGGCGCCGCCATCATCGCTGCGGTGAAGGCCATCCCGGCGGCGCTGGCCGGATGGGTCCGCGACATCTTCACCATCAACCAATACTCCGAGCAGGCCACCGGGGAGTTCCGTTCGGCGGGTGAACGGGTCGGGCAGGCTCTGGTCGATGGGATCAAGAAGGAGTTCGATGCGCTCTGGTCCTGGCTCAAGTCGCTGCCGTCCAAAATCATTGCTGCGATTGGCAGGATAGACCTCTCTGGCCTGATCAAGTGGCCGTCCTTGCCGCGCTGGCTTGGCGGCGGGACGCCGAACCCGGCCAACGACAACGCAGCGATCGCCGGCACCCGCGCAGCCGGCGGCGCCATTGTCGGCGGGCGCACCTATCTCGTCGGCGAGTACGGCCCAGAACTCGTCACGCCCTCGCGCTCCGGCTATGTGCACGACGCGGAAACCACGGCGTCGATGCGTGGCGGTGGGCGCAGTGCTGCAGCGGGCGGTGCCGGCGGGCAAACCGTGCACCTGGGCGGCGTCACCATCCATGTGAATGCCCAGCCCGGAATGGACCCGCAGGCGATTGCCCGGGCGGTCAATGAGGCGCTCGGCCAGATTGCTGGTGATGCGTTGTCGGGCGGGCAGTTCGATCAGGGCTGGAGCGTGGCATGAGCCTCTATGTCCTGGGCGGCGTGGTGATGGATACAAGGCCGTTCAATGCCGACACATTCGATCGCTCGGCCTCGGCCGACCTGGTGGAGAAGGCGGTGATGGGCGGGCTGAAGCCGTCGGAGTTCATGGGCGAGGGTGAGGATACGCTGACCATCACCGGCCAGCTGCTGCCGTTCAAGACCGGCGGCCTGGCCGAGTTCGATGTGCTCGACGAGATGCGGCGCACCGGGGCCCGGTTTCCGGTGATGCGCGGCGATGGCAAGCGCCTCGGCACCTATGCGATCACCCAGCTGTCCGAGCGGCACAACCAGCTGATGCGGAACGGCGTCGGCTTCACGGTGCAATATTCGGTGAGTCTACGCAAAACCCAGGCCGACTATGACGGCGGCGCGATCATCGCGGCGCTGATTTCGATCTTCGACAGCTTGAGGTGAGACCATGGACACCGTGACCATCCGCGGCGAGGGCATCACCCTCGATCTGCTGCTGTGGCGGACCTATGGCGTGCGCGGGCAGCAGCTGGTGGAAGAGGCGCTCGACGTCAATCCCGGGCTTGCCGGTGTTGGCGCGGTGCTGCCGCTTGGCACAGTGGTGCGGATCCCGCCGCTGCCGGTTGAAACCCGGGCCCCGGCGCCGCTGATCACGCTGTTCGGGTGAATTTATGAGCTGGAAGAATGTCTGGTCGGTCGCCATCAACGGCGACGATATCTCCGCCGGTCTGCGCCCGCTCCTGATCTCGATCACCGTGACCGACAAGGACGGCACCGCCGGCGACACGCTGTCGATCACCGTCGATGACAGTGCCGGGCAGTTCCTGATGCCTGACGAGGGGGCATCCATCACTGCCGCGATCAACGGGGTGCGCGTGTTCGAGGGCACGGTGGACAAGGTGCGCAGCAAGGGATCGCGCGGGCAGGGGCTCACGCTTTCGATCACGGCCAAGGGCTATGACACCAAGGGTCCGGCCAAACAGCCGCAGGCCTTCCACAAGGATGATGCGACGCTCGAGGAGTTTCTCGGCGAGGCGGCAAAGAATGCGGGTTTCTCGCTCACCATCGATCCGGAGCTCGGCTCGATCACTCGCGACTACTGGGCGGCGGACAATGAATCCTTCCTGCATCTGGGTGAGCGGCTGCAACGCGAACTCAATGCCACCTTCAAACTGCGGGGAGACAAGGCTGTTCTCGCCCTGCGCGGCAAAGACACATTGTCAGGGATTTCAGCATCCTACGGCGATAACCTCATGTCTTGGGACATCGCGCCGCTTTCGGGCCGGGGGCTCTACGCCTCGGGCAAGGCGCGCTGGCTCGATCGTGACAAGGCGTCCTTCGAGGAAGAGGAAACCGATTTCGGTTCCACCCGTCCGGCCCGGGCGGCCAACATCATCCGCACCGCGGTTCGCGACAAGGACCAGGCCAGGGAGGTCGGCAAGGCGCGCAAGCGGGAAACCGAGCGCGAAGCCGGCGAGGGCAGCGCCACGATCGACATCAACCCCGCCGCCCAGGCCGAAGCGCTCATCTCGCTCTCGGGCACACGACCCGGCATCGATGGCACCTACCGCATGGTCACGGTCACCCATTCGGGCGAGCGCAGCGCTGGCAATTCCACGAGCCTCGAGCTCAAACAGCCCGGCGGCGGCGCGGGAACAGACAGCCGATAACGAAATTGCCGGTCTGGCATTGCCGGCAATCCCCGCCCGCCAGACGCTCTCGATCGGCTGGCGGGCACCCAACCACATAAGGACATTGTCATGCAGACGACACGCGATCTTCAGGAGCGCCTGAAGGCGCTCGGCTACAATCCGGGTATCATCGACGGCGCCTTGGGCCCGAACACGCGCAAGGCGGTTCGTGAGTTCCAGGCAGACCACGGGCTCGCAATCGACGGCGTTGCCGGTCCGCGCACCTGGGCGGCGCTGGACCGCGCGTTGACGCGGAAAGGCGCGCCGGCCGGAACATCGCGGCCGACACCGCCCTGGGTGGACGAAATGTTGCGCCGCAAGGGGCTGCATGAGAAGCGGGACCACGCGGCACTCTCCGCATGGCTCCGGTCTGCCGGTTCCGCGGTCGATCCGGCCCGCACGCCCTGGTGTGGCGACGCTGTCGAAACGGCCATCCTGCGTGCTTTGCCTGACGAGCCGATCCCTGGCAACCCGATGGCCTCGATCAACTGGCTGAAGTTCGGGCGTGAGCTCAAGACCCCGGCCTTCGGTGCGGTGCTGGTGTTCTGGCGTGGCAGCAAGTCGGGCTGGCAGGGTCATGTCGGCTTCTATGTCGGCGAGGACGCCACGCACTACCATGTGCTGGGCGGCAACCAGTCCGACGCCATCACCATCACCAAGCTGAAGAAGGGTCGTCTGCGCGATAGCGGCATCCGCTGGCCAGCCGGCTTCCCGCTGCCCACCGGCGGCCGGATCATTGCCGATGGCGGCCGGCTGGTCGAAACCACGAACGAGGCTTGATCATGCTGGTTTACCTGCTGCGCGTTTTGGGTGTTGCGCCGCGCATCACCGGCAAGAGCGGCAAGCGCGAAGCGGCATGGTTGGTGTTTGCCTCTGCGATTGCCCTGACGATCGCTGCAATGTGGGTCGGCGTCGAGATGGTGAGCGCTATGACGGCGCTGCTGATGGTGATCTGGCCTGCGGCTCTTGGACTACTGGGGGCCGCCTACAAGCTCGAATTCGACAAGGTCAGGACGGAGCGTAAAGCTTCGCTGCCTGACGGCTGGCCCGAGGACATCGCGCCGCCGGAGCGCGGGGACGGGGGGCCGTGATGCTGGTTATCGTCACCCTTCTGAAATGGGGACTGCCCGCTCTCATTCTTGTGGCGCCATTGGTGGCTTCAGCCTGGTTTCCGCCGGCACGCCGTGTGCTGATGTTCGCCATCCCGATTCCACTCTTCGTCATTGCCGCAGCCGGCGCATGGCTGTGGCTCAACCAGGAGAGCGCGGTTCTTCATGCGGTGCAGGTGCGCGTCAAGGAGATGGTCGCCGGCGCCGAGATCGCGGCGCTCGAGGCCAAGCTCGAGGCTGAAGAAAAGATCAGTGCGGCCCGCGGGCAGGTGGCCGCGGAAGCCAACCGCCGCCTGATGGCCGAGATCGACGCCCGGGTGAACCTCTCACGGCGGCTGGCCGCCATCCAGACAGAAAACGAGATTCTCAATGACGACCTGGCAGATCTGCTTTCGCGCCCTGTCGCTCGCGATTGCGCTGTTGATCCTGATCTCCTTGGCCGGCTGCGCGCCAAGTAGGTTCATTGCGGCGGAGCGGGAGCGGGCAAGTGCCCAACAGGTGGACAATGCCCTGGCCGTCGCGGAAGAGGCGCAGGCGATCGGGCGGAATCTGCCTGAGTATCCCGATCTCTGCCGCCGTGAGCATCGATCAGGAGTCTCGCAAGGCGACCGGCTCGATGCCGCTCTCGTCAAGACAGACCGGGCGCTGTCCGGGGCGAACGGGCAAATCCGGGAATGCGCTGGATGGTATGACGAACTCAAGGCAGGCTTTGAAAGCGGGGCGCAATGACAGGGGGCACCAGTCTCAACGACATCTATAGGTCCATCGGCGAACTGACGGGGGCTGTGAAGGCGCTCGGGGACAAGATCGAGGACAACGAGCGCCGCAATGTCGCGGCCATCGATCAAGCCAATGAGAGCCGGGCCACTGTGCACAAACGGCTCGACGACCTGGTGGATCGCGTCGGCCATGTCGAAGCCGATACAGCTGACGTCAAGCGCAAGGTCGAAGCTGTCGAAAAGGTCACGATCGAGGTGACGACACTGCGCGCCAAGGCCGAAGGGGCGGGCACGCTTGGTCGATGGCTGCTGATCATCGGCGGTGGTGTTTTGTCAGCGGCCGGGTGGGTCATTGGCGCCTACACCTATCTGACCGGCCGCCCACCACCGTGAGTGTGATCGGCTGCACAGAACCCGCCACCGGGGCGGTTATCCCGGCTCAACCAACAAGGAGAAGACCCATGTCAAAGGTACGCGCAAAGTTTTTCGTCAAGCAGATCATCAATCATCACAACGGCGATCCGACTTCGGATCAGGCCGGCGAGGTGGTGCTCGGTCCTGTCTACGACGATGCCAACAAGGAATGGTCGAAGTGGACGCCGCAGGGTGAGATCAAGATGACCATCACCAACCCGGCCGCACTCGAAGCCTTTGAGCTGGGCGGCAAGTATTTCGTCGACTTCACACCAGCATAGGCTGATCTGGGCCGACGGCAGCAAGACGCTGCCGCCGTTCCCGGGCGGCCACGAGCCCTTGCAGGGGCTCACGACAGCGGGCCTATTGGAGTAGGACATCCCGCCCGACAGCACCAGAGATACCGTCGCACCCGGGCCCTCGCGGGCGGAAGGGGTGTGTCAGAAAACGGGTCTCACCACAATGACCGATCTCTTTCCCTTCACAGAAGTTCGCCCGGTTGCGCCGCCGGCCGCCTATATCGGCGGCAAGAAGCAGCTGGCGCAGCGCCTGGCGTCGCTCATCGAGCAGATCCCGCATGGTATCTATGCCGAGCCGTTCGTCGGCATGGGCGGGGTGTTCTTCCGCCGGCGCATGGTGCTGCGGTCGGAAATCATCAACGATCGCTCTGGCGACGTTGTGACCCTGTTCCGGATCCTGCAGCGCCACTTCCCCCAGTTCATGGAAACGCTCAAGTTCCAGATCACCAGCCGTGCCGATTTCGAGCGCCTGTGCAGGACCGAGCCGGCAACGCTGACCGACCTGGAGCGCGCCGCGCGGTTCATCTATCTCCAGCGGCTTTCATTTGGCGGCAAGGTCAGCGGCCGCACCTTCGGCGTCGATTACACCGGCGGCGCGCGATTCAATATCAACAGGTTGGGAATCATACTTCAGGAAGTGCATGAGCGCCTTGCCGGCGTCACGGTGGAGAACCTCGACTGGAAAGCCTTCATCGAGCGTTATGACCGGCCGGAGACATTGTTCTATCTGGATCCACCTTACTATGGCAACGAGGATGATTATGGAGAGGGTGTATTCCGGCGGAGCGATTTTGCCGAGATGGCGCATGTGCTGGCCGGCATCAAGGGTCGGTTTGTCCTCTCGCTCAACGACCAGCCGGAGGTCCGCCAGGTCTTCGCCGGGTTTCGCTTCGCCGACGTAGGTCTGACTTACACCGTCGCCGGCGGCGTGGGCTCAAAGGTGGGCGAGGTAATCATCCTGGACAACAAGGAGCCGGGGGTGGCGAATCTGCCGCGGGGGTAAGCCGCGATGTGCAACGAAAAAGTTAAAAATTCTGTTTGGTTTCGCCACTCAGGGTAACAACTTCATATTGGCTACTGTCATCTATGGCTACGTAACGCACCAAATTTGCAGTGGAATTGGTTTCTGCGAAGGTGACGTCCGGCGAAGAGCGCTCATAGACGGGCATGATATGCTGGTCACTTTTCAGCGGAACGACTTCATATTCATCCATTAGTCTTCCTCCCATCCGTCGAAATGCACTGTTGTCTCTGCTGCCTGCACTAGCATTTGTGGCATGCCCGGAGCTGGATTCTGCTGAGATGTCACTTTTCGAATGTTGCCTTTGGTCTTCTTTATTATGCTAGGTCCAACGGTGCTTTCGATCAATACGCGTTGACACTCAAATGGTATTACCGGCTCTGGTCGGCTCTGGGCGATCAACATCGGGTCGAATCTAGTTCGGATTTCCATGTCCCGAGCGATGCTCTCATAGAGTTGGTTAATGCATTCGTAAAGATCCTGTGATGGGCTGACGATATTCAAGCCGAAATCTCGGGCTTCGCGGCGATTGATCGTCCGGTCATGACTGCCTGACTTGCTGCAGAGGAAGTCCACGATTCTCTGCTTGTCCGGATCCTCGATGCCTTGATGCCCCAGAAGAGTTTCGGCGAGTGTCTTGATCTGTGATCTCGATCGAAAAATCTGCCCCAGCACAAGAGGGTGAACTTGCGCTGAGAGGTTCTGCAACAAGCCCGCGAGCGCAACATCATTCGAAATGCCCATCTCGTTTTTTGCCAGATCTATGTAGCCTTGTACGGCCTCGACGCTGACTGGAACACGCTGATGTGGCGCATTTGGCACCGCTGGCGAAAGTGGCCCTGTCAGGCTGGGGTCAATCGGCCCCAAAGTAGCCTGTTTGGTCATAATAATTGTGTTGGCGCCGAGACTAATCAGGGTGCCAGCACTGTGCGCGCGGTTCGGGATCAGAACTTCCAACTCATCACAATAAATTCGAAGGAGGTTCACGATTTTCCAGGCGGCGGCGGTGTCTCCGCCAGCCGTGTGCAAGATCAAAGTAATGCGTTTGGTGGGCCAGATCTTATCAAGATGGTGGACAAAGAAGTCGAATGCGTCACCCTGAATCTGCGATTCCATGCCAGGACGGTCGCTGGTCGCATAAAGAAGGACTTTTGATTCTCGGTCCCGTTCAATAGTTTCGTAGAGAGGTAATCTATCGCTAAATGGCATGGTTGATTCTCCGGGTGTCACATTTGGATTGGTGGGGCTCTGCGAGTCAACCGTAGAGAGCATACTTCGGGGCGAGACACGGGTTCAGTTGACAGTTGAATCGACCATATAGTCCTGGAACCTCGGCTTTGGAGAATCGACGCGATGCCCGAGAACGATGAATCGATCCAGCTCCATACCTTCGGTGATCTTCTGCGCCACGGTTACCGGCTGACCGGCCATTGCCGCGGCTGTAGCGTGTTTCGCGAGATCGACCTGGCGGCGTGCCCGGCCGATCGGCCCTATGTGGGCGCTCGGTTCAAGTGCCGCACTTGCTCCGGCCGGGTCGATATTACTCTGAGCCAGATCGTGACCGGCGGGGGTGGCCATTTGCCTACGCTGGAGCGGTGGCGCACGAAAACAAATGCGCTATAGGTTGGGTCTCGGAGGTGGCAATGACCCAATCGCCCAAACTGATCGTTGTTCAAGCCTTTGACCTCGATGATGAGGGATCGCCCCAGGTTGCCGGCGACCCGTTGCAGTTCGATTCCGAAGAGCGCGCGCGCCGCAAGGCGGTCGAACTTGCCGACCAGCATGCGGGCGTCATCGCCTGGTCGCGTGAGGCCAACCCTGATCTGGGCGAGTACGGCGAGCCGACGGTCATATTCCGGGCCGGGCAAATAGCGGATCTCGAATAGACATCGTGTGGGCGGGCCAATGGAGAAAGCCGCAATGATCCGTATCATCTCGGCCGCATGGGTGGTCGCCGTCCTCGGTGCGCCGGCTGCAGCTGATCCGGCTTGCGGGCTCTACCAATACAAGGCCGATATCGTCCGTGTGATCGATGGTGACACGGTCGTCGCCGACATTGATTTGGGCTTCAATGTCTGGCGTCGCGACGAGCGCCTGCGTTTGTTCGGCATCGACACTCCGGAGCGCAAGAAAGCCACCATGGATGGATGGAGGGCAGCGAAGGAAGCGCTGGCCAGCCGCATCGAGGGTAGGGAACTCATCATCTGCACCGTGAAGAATAAACGGGGCGCGGAGGAGACCGGCAAGTTTGGACGGTACCTGGTGAAGATCTACGACGGCGAAGTCCTGGTGAACGACTGGATGCTCGAGCAGGGGCTCGCGGTTCCCTACGGAGATTGA